TTATGCTGTGTGTGCCATTTTGTTTTGTTCAATATAAGCCAAAACATCAGCCTTCACATAATTTACTTGGCGTTTATGAGGCTTTGAAAAGGGAATGCCTCCACCTTCACATCTTTTCTTTTGCAACCACGGTAAGGATACGTGCATAACAATAGCTACTGTTTCAGGTGGAAAAGTTTGATTATCAGCAGCTTCCCAAAATTCCTTCTTAGCAGCCTCTTTTTCTGCATGTGTCATACGATCTAATTTAGTTAAACGTGACATTTATTTCTCCTTACTTTCTGCTTTAGGATTTGCCCACCAAAGAACAGGGCCATCTTCTGAATCAAATGCTGCAATTAAAAAGAGTCCTTTTTCTGGCGGTTCTGGCTTCCAGTTGGGCCAAACTACTGCATCTTCCGGTATATTTGGTATTTCATCGTAATCTAATAGTTGAGTTTCAATTTCAACTCTAAGATTCATCTGAAGTTGTGCCCACTGTTCTCTTGTATAGGCTTCTGCACCTTCTTCAATGGTGTCAAACAATTCAATATCTGGATGAAACCAATTGAAAAGGTTTTCAGGTGGTTCTATTGGCTGGATCTGATATTTAAAACCCGTCTCACTTGATCCATAAAATAGTTTTGCTTCATCAAAGCTTTTGGTTACAAGAGGGGCAGAACCTTTCTTGTAGCAAATTACTATTTCATCAAATTTAAAAACACGTTCAGCTGTCTTCAAATCAAAGCATTGGTACATAGGTTCACTAAACCAACTCTCTACATAAAATAGATTTTTAATATGATCTTTGCGGGAACCGTGCCATTTCTGGACTTTAATAACATCATCGAAGATTTCTAAGAAAAAGTTGTTGCCTTCCTTTTCATGCATTTTTCTATAACGCTCAACAGCTCTCTCAGCTATCTCTTTAGAAGCTGCTGGTGTTTGTCTAAAAGGGCTGTAACCTTCAGGTCGCATTGCAACCGCCCATAAAGTTGATTCACTCATCCTTCAGCTCCCAATTCGCTTTTAACTAATTGTTCAATAAACTCTGCTAATTCATTTGCACCTACTACAAATTCCTCTCCATCTAATTCCATTGCTTGTGTGGATTGAACAGCAATCCATGATTGAATTTCATTGATGGTTTGATCTGGCAGCCTCTGAGCTTTGCCAGCTTTCCAAGCCTTAAACATTTCGTGTTTTAGATATGATTTATTTGCATATTCTTCGGAGGTAGGATCTAAGGGCAATTCACCATGTCTTTTAAAAAAATAAGCATCAAAATCTTCAAGTTCTTGGTTTAGGTCAATCATTTACGCCACCATCTCTGCATATTCTTCTTTAGTCCACTCAACAAACTCTTTATAAAGTTGTTGAGCGGGTTTATTTAATCGGTTGTGATAGTCGATCGTTATGCGGCGCCAAGCGACTGGTACCGCATAATGCTTTGTTAGAAACATCGCTTGATCCATGCCTTGCCGGACTATTACATAGCCCAGCAATTGCAAGTAGTACATAAAACCAAGCATGTGTTTTTGGCTCACTTTCTTGTACTGATCTTTCATATTAGAAGCCATCCACTAATAGATAATCAGGCTCTGCTTCTGGTTGAGAAACTGCTGGATTTTCTAACTCATAGCGGCGTTTCTTAACAAAATCCATGAGTCGTGATTGAATCTGTGGATCTCGTGCGGCCACATCTATTTCCAAAGCATCCAATGTTGTGAGGTCGGGCGCGTTTTGGATCTGGACCATTAGTGAAGGTGGTTCAGTTGCTTGCGCCTTAGATTTTTCGAGCTCTTCAAGACGTTTGTGAGTGGCAAGGAGGAGAGGTTCCATTTGTTTGTCAGACCAAGTGCGTGTATATCGATAAACTGCATTTACTTCGTCTGGTGTTTTTGAGTCCTTGACTCGTTGCAGCAGGGTATCAAGTTTCTTCTGATATTCTGGATCAGCGGTTTCTGATTCAATAGCCGGCTCAGCTGTTTGTGCTTTTTCTACAACCTCTGGTTTTGAATTTTTAACTTTTAGAGATTCCGCATGATTCTCTGAAGGCTTTTCTTCTTCGACTTCTTCAGTAGGCTTATTTAGAAGTTTTAGAATGTCTTCCGCAAACTCACCACCGCTGATTTTAATAATCGCGCAGCAATGAGCAAATGCATTATCAAAACTTGAGTGAACTTGGCCATGCTGGAGCATGCGCAATTGTCCTTTAGATCCATTCCACTTAAACTGCTGCACACCTAATTCAACAGTTGGGCTCGGGTAAGAGCAAGTAGAACCTTTTTCTGGCGCTTCTCTTAATGGTTCAGGTACCTCAAATTCACCAATAAAAATAGTTCTAGGCTTTAATTGAAATTCGAATTTATCAAAAACATCAAAGCCAAAGTCATAAGGGTTAAATGGTTCCCAGCCATTACGCTCAGTATTATTTACTAAAAGTAATTCACCGTTGGCCCAAGCAAGTTTGGCTTCAACTTTATTTAGAATTTTCATGCTGTCATCCCCGTTTTTGCTAAGGTTTCAATTTCTTGTTTAACTGCAGTTAGTTTTGCCGCTTCTATTTGAATGAGGGCATCTATACCTAAGTGCTCACAAACTGTTTTCACATCTAAACCGCGCTCATCAATGAAAACTTGTAATTCGTCTCGCTGCTCATTCGATATACCTTTGAACTCTGGCGGGGTTTTCCACTTCTTCTGCTCTTGATCAAAAGTGCAGTTCATTTCACGAGCACGTAACTGAATTGCATGCCACATAGGAAGGGCATACTTATGTTGTCTATCGAGAGATTCAGTAAGCTGGTTTAGATCACCAGCGTGGTTTGCTTCAGCACAAGACTGTTTAAAGTTACTCAAATCAGCTTGGGCTTTAATCTCCGCAGCTTGCACTGGCGTCAAAGTATTGATGTGATCTTTAGCTTGCTTAAGTAGATCAGCTAAGAATGTTGGGGAATTGCTTAACTCTGGTACGGGAACTTGGCCAGTACAGATTTCTGCACCACTAGATGTTTTTATTACCGTTCCTAATCGGCCAGAGTTTTTAGCGTGGTGAGTAGGTGTCGGATTGAAAAGAATAGTACGAATAGTATCGCCATTCTCATCGGTGGCAGAATGGAGATAGCCCATTACATCAGCCATGCGGTAAAGCAAATTACGGTTTTTACCAGCTAAGTCTGGACGATAGACTTTTAGCTTTTCTTTGCCTGCTTCCTCTTCGATAGCATGAGCAATAAACACTACATCTTTGCCAAGGCTCTGCCATTTACGAACCATAGTCATAAACTTATTACCAGCTAAACCTTGAGCTTTGAGAGTTAGAGTTTGATCACGCTGTCTATTGTCAGGGTTCTTTAATAATTGATCTTTAATAGCATCAAGCATGGCCCCAACGGTATCAGCCACAATAGTTTGATAGTTGTCATAAAAACTATCTTTTAGGTTTTCTAAATCTGGCCATGTATCTATACGAACAATAGTTCCACGGCGTAGTTCAGGTGCCACACGATGTTGACCTTTGTCAAAGTCAAAAATGACAGGCTTATTAGCTGTGTGTGCAATGGAACTTTTACCAAGACCAGGATCTGTGTACAGGTAACAAATGACACTTTGCACCAGCAATGTTTTTTCAGGTGTGAAAACTTCAATAGCCATAATTGTTCTCCTATCTACTTCCTGTAAAGCCGCGTTTTTGCTTATATGCTTTGCGGTCATAAGTAGGGATATTTGTTTCACGCAGTTTTATAGCGAGCTGCTTTCTGCGTTGAAAATCGATTTCTTGTGTGAGTTCATTCCAAACTTTTGGATATTCGGTTTTGAACTTTTCAACGTCCAAAGGTGTCTTAACTGAGTCCTTCAACTTGTAAAGAACTGAGCCATTAGCATTAGATGCGTACACTTGCCAGCCAATGCGGACAGAGTAGAGACCCTTATCATCACGGCCTAAAAATGACATGTAGCCGTCAGGGTGTTTTTTGAAATTAGTCATCTTTAAGCCTCCACCAACTTGTTACGTTCGATGAAGCCTTTTAGAAGGCCATTAATGTTTCGGATGTCTTCAAATTCGGTGAAATCGTTATATGACTTACCATTAACATCAGTGATTTCATTTACAGTGAGTTGAGTAATAACAACAGCGGTAAATTCAGAACCCGGAACGCCGTAACTGTCAGGATGAGCTTCAAAATCAAAGCTAACGTTTAAACGGAAGCTATCTAATTTAATTACAGCAACGCCAGAATGTTTACCTGTGATTTTCGCGGTTAAAACACCGTAAGTACTTGGTTGAGTCTTAGGGGTAAATAGAGAAGGGGCTTCTTTGGTTTGGAAAGCTGGTTGCAATTGGCAAGCAACTAAAGAACCACCAGAAATTGCAAGAGCAGCCATGCTGACAAATGCAAAGGAGTTGAAAGGGGTAGCTTTTACGTTCATAATTGATCTCGCAGTTTGCAAAGCCCCGTTGCCGTCCAAAGTTTCGGGGCTTTTTGTTGTCTATGATATAAATATTAGGCATTCCTAATAAATCAGTCAATAGGCATGCCTAATAATAATGTAAAAATATTAGTTATTCTCCTCGATGTTTACCCTAAAACAAGGTATGATATGACTGGAAAAGAGGTGTTGGTATAAGATGCGAATAGAAGCTGTAGATTTGTTTTGTGGAGTCGGTGGTTTAACGGCTGGACTTATTAAATCTGGTATTACAGTCAAAGCAGGATATGATATTGAAGCTGCTTGTAGATTTGCATATGAATACAATAATAAAGCTGTATTTGTGCATAAAGATGTAGCAGAAGTTACGGGAGATGAATTAAATAAATGGTACTCTCCAAATACAATTAAACTATTAGCTGGATGTGCACCATGTCAGCCATTTTCTTCTTATAACCAAGGAAAAGATACTAGCACTGACAAGAAGTGGCCTTTACTTTATCATTTTGCTCGCTTAATAAAAGAAGTGCAGCCTGATTTAGTTACTATGGAAAATGTTCCTGATGTTATAAAGCATAAGGTATATCATGACTTTATTAATGATTTATCTAAACTAGGTTATCAGATTGTTGCAAAAGAAATAGCTTGTGTTGATTATGGTGTTCCTCAAACACGTAAGCGTCACGTGGTTTTAGCTTCAAAAATAGGTAAAGTTAATTTTATTCCTCCTACTCATGAGAAATATATTACAGTAGCAGAAGTTATTAAAGATTTAGAGCCCTTAGAGGCTGGTGGTAAATCTAATAAAGATAGCCTTCATGTAGCTTCAAATCTAACTGAAATAAATTTAAAAAGAATTAGAGCATCAATACCAGGTGGAACTTGGAGAGATTGGCCTATTGATTTAAGAGCAGAATGCCATAAAAAAGCTAGTGGAAGATCTTATCCGGCAGTTTATGGCCGTATGGAGTGGGATAAGCCTGCACCTACAATGACAACTCTTTGTTATGGTTATGGTAATGGGCGTTTTGGTCATCCTGAGCAGGACAGAGCTATTTCATTAAGAGAAGCTGCATTATTCCAAACTTTCCCAAAAGATTACCAATTCATTCCTCCTACACAGTATGTAAATATTAAAAGTGTTGGAAGAATGATTGGTAATGCTGTGCCAGTACGATTAGGAGAGATAATTGGTTTGAGCTTTCAGAGGTTATAAATAACTTTTTTTATTTAAAAAGTTATTTAATCCGTTAAAGACAGAAAGCATAAATTTTTTTGCTTCTTCGTATTTCTTTTCCATTGTAAATAATGGTATAGACTGGCCACATTGTTCGAATGATAAGGATCCATGTGCCAACTCATTTCTCTTAACCTTTATTTCTTTAATAATTTTTGGATTATAAATTCCTTCTTTTCCACCAACTGGATAAGATTGAAAGCCATACTTACTTTCAATTTTTTTTAGGATATCTCCATCTAAATTACCACTAAGTAATTCACGTTTATTATAACCATGCCTCATGATGATAGGGCGTAAATCGATATTATTATTAACTATTTCATCAATACTTTTTTCACTTAAGCCCTTTTTCAAATTTGAGAAAATAATTCTTTTCAACTTTTTAGATACAAACTGTATATCTACTGACTCTGTCTCTAAAGTTAAATGTATCGCATCTAATGCATCACACATTGAAGATTCCAGTAAATTATAAATTAATAGATATGTGGAAGCTCTAATAGTTTTTTGGACTTCTCTAGTTATTGGTTTAGTTGACCAATAACCATGACTATCCTTCGCTAAAAGATGATTATCCGCTCCTGAATCTAGATTATTCATAAATTGAATATATCGTTCTATTTCCGCGCATTTATCATCAAATTCTAAATAAGCTGTCAATAAATGAGAATTAGTAATATTGAGAGAGCTCATCCGTATCCAACCCCATTAATTTATTTCTTACAAACTCTATTCTGGCTTTAACTTTGGGCTTTGAGTTGCTCGCATCAGAGCGCATCATTGTTAAAAATGGTTCTTCATATGCCCAATTTGTATTTATAGATTTCAATTTTTTTAATTCTGGATTTTGGGTAATTGCCAAAGAACTCCCAACAGCGGTTGCCTCAAATCGGATACGTGAAACATTTTTGGCATTACGAGATTTTCTGAATTCATAAGGAAAATTATTTTTAACAAAATCTAGCATTTCATTAAACATATTTTCTAATCTTATGGCTTCTGTTTCAGTGAAGTTCTGAGATTTTATATCTAAATAATCATTTAAAAAATCACGAACACTTTTTTCAAAGTTTAAATAATGTTCTCTATAAGCAAAAAATCTTAGAACATATTCTGTGCGTTCTCTACGTGATGATTTGGTTGATGCCATAGGAGTAAGTTCAATAAATGCTGTAGTATCAGCTAATCTTCGTAAGAACTTAATAAATTCTCCACTTTCAGTTCCCAGTCGTTTTTCCATCTCAGTTAATGGACTTCCACCACTATTGAGACGATCAAACATAAGTCTACGGCCGTCTTCATTGATATTTGTCAATTCAATTAATCTAACAGTTGTTCTGTTAAAGCGGCGCTGCCGTGCAATAGGTAAGTCAGAATATCTTGCTCCTTCTAATGAGGGGATTTTTTCCATTGATTTTAATTTTAGCAAGTTATTTCTAAACTGATAAATTGTTCGAGTACGTTGAGCACCATCAATAATTTCTATTCTCCCATCTGCTTCGGGATCTTCCGTTTCATCAACATCAGCAACAAAAATATAAGGGATGGGTAAACCAATAAGTAATGACTCAATAAATAAAGATTTCTGCTCATCTGTCCAAACATCATCACGTTGATATTCTGGAATATATATATCTGAGTTTCCATTAGGATTTGGATCAAATTGTTGAACCAAAAAGTCAACAGTATATTCGCGAATATCGAAATCAAAATCCTTTTGATTGGATTTAATCTCTTCTTCAATAACAGTATGATCAAATGAAGCAAATAAGTCTGCTTGATAGCCTTCTTTATTAATCAAAATATTCTCCCAATTAATATTTATAATCACGCATATGTCTAATCACTACCCCGATTATGCGTATGTCATGTGTTATTGATGAAAGTGTAGGAAAATCTGGATTGAGAGGAATTAATTCAAAAATATCTCTCCCATATTCATCATGAGATAAAACACGATATTTTTTAAATGTAGCCTCATGAGAACCATTCTGAGCAATAACAAAACAACCAGGTTTAGGTGTAATTGATGCATCTACAATTAACATGTCACCTTCTTTAAAATCAGGCTCCATACTATTTCCTTGAACTATTACGCTGAATATTGCTTCAGGATTATTTCCCATATAGTCCGTATAAGTATAACTATGAGGTGTAGTTCCATCATAAGCAACTTCATTCCAAAAGCCTGCTTGAACATAATCAAGAATAGGAATTTTATGTAAATTTAGTTCCCTGAAAAGTATATTTGATGATTCCTCATCTTCTGTCTTTTTATTTTTTTCATTAGGTAACCCGATTCCTGTTGCTAACCAGTTAGGATTAACACCTAAAAATTTAGAAGCTTTTAAAAGATTTTCACCTTCCATTGTTTTGGATTTCCCACTTAACCAATCACTAACTGACGGAGGTTTTACGCCCACAGCACGAGCAAGATCTACCCCTTTAATTTTCTTGGCAGGTAAAACTTCCATGGCATATCTAAGACGTTCAGCTAATGTTTTCATGATCTTATCCAAATTGTTAGGTAATCCTAACATAAATTAAATTAGGTATTCCTATTGATTTAAAATAAGGAATACCTAATAATTATTGTGTGATTAGGAGATCGTTATGAATGATGCACAACTTATTGACCTTTTAGGGGGTGTCACAGCGGTAGCAAGACTTCTTGGAATTGCCCCCTCATCCGTAAGCGGATGGAAGGCTATACCTCTAGATAGAAAAATCAGACTTGCAGTTATTGCAGAAGATCTGGGCTTAACTACCAGAAAAGAACTTTTCCCAGATAATTATCAAGATATCTGGATAGAACTTCGCCCTCAAAAGAGAGATAAAAGAAATTTTGGAACATTGACCGCTTAGGAACCACCATGAGCAAATTATCAATTGAACTCTCTGCAAGTGCCAGAAATGGCGTATCCCGCATATTGCATGGTCTTGATATAAGCAATCAAAAAGAGATTGCTGAACAATTAAAAGTTGATCCAAGCACAATTACACGGCTTAAAACGGATAAGAAAAACAATGGCTTGAATGAAATTGAAATGTTTTGCGAGCTATTGAGTTTACTTGGGTTAAAAGTCGTTCCTAAAGATTATCAGAGCATTGATAAAGAACGTGTTGCTGCACTTTTAGTCATGTCTAAAAGCTGGATGAACCGAATAGAAACAGTGGATGACTTATTTCATGACGAAATCAGCGTTAAGAAAGAAAAGCTTGGATATTAAAAAACCACTACCTGCGCGAACAGGAGTGGTTTATAGGCATTCAGTCGAGGTGAATCAAATGAATAAAACTAATTTATCAAATCAATCAATGAATAGCAACGATCTAGATTTTTTAGTGGGTGATATGGTGGTGCTTACTGAAGAGTGCCGTACTTTTAAATCAAATGATTTGTTTGAAGTTAAAAACAAAACTTTGACTAGTTTATGGACCATCAAATCAGAGAATCATTTGATTCTGGTTTCTTCAAAAGAAATCCGCACAGCAACAGTTGCTGAACTTAACGCCAAACGCCGACTAACAAGCGCTGAGCAAGCATTAGCGGAGGTGTCATGAATAGTCAATTTAAGTATAAACCTGAGTACAAACAGACTCAGGAAATTCAGTCCTTCTTTGATCCAGCGTTAGTGATTCTCAATGAGCTACATGATCGTAACCGTAAAAATCTAAGAGCCAAAGGTTATGACGAAAATAATGCTGCAATAACGCGTGAAGAATTTTCACAAACTATGGCACAGCGTTTTCGCATTAATCAGTGGTTAGCAGGGCAGATCGTTAATAGTTTGGCTAATGCTGACTTGGTTCAAAAATTTGGTGGGTATGTAAAGCCTAAGGTCGGTGTACATGAGTAATTTTGTGCCCAATTCCTTTCAAGTGCCTAATGCATTCGTAGATGATGTTTTAAATAAAATATCTGATGCTTCATGCAAAATTTACTTAGTTATTTGCCGTAAAACACGTGGCTGGAATAAGGAGATGGATTCCATCTCTTTATCTCAATTTGAAGAGATTACAGGGAAGAGTAGACCGACAGTTGTTAAGTGCCTTAATGAATTAATTAAGGTAGGCTTAGTCGTGGAACAACCGAGCACAATTCATGGAAATACATTCAAATTAGGTAACGATACTAGCGTTGGTTTAGTACTTAAATTCCCTAGTAAAAAATTTTTACTACCTGAGATTTATGGCCAAACTAGTAAAAATTCTTTACCACTGCTAGTTAAAAATTTTAACTACACTAGTAAAAATTTTTTACCGCTACTAGTAAAAATTTTTAACACACAAAGTATCACTATCAAAAACAACTCTCAAAGTAATAAAAAAATAAATAAAAAAAGAGAGTCAGTTTCTGAAAAACCTAAATCAGAAAAACCAAGTGAATTTAATCCACGTTCAGTTGAACTACCTGCATGTGTAGATCCAGAGCTGTGGAACAATTTTGTTGATATGCGAATCAGCATCAAAAAACCACTTTCTGAAAATGCAGTAAAGCTAATCCTTAAAAAACTTATCTCGTTTGGCCCTTTGGCTAACCAATCACTTGAGAACTCAATTATCGGAAATTACCAAGGTGTGTTTGAACCACGACAAAACCAGATTCAGGAAAACACACATTCTCACAACGTTCCTGAAGAACCGGGTTATTTCACTCAAATGTACGCTGAAAGCAACCGTTCAAACGTGATTGACGTTACACCAGTGTCACATGATTTTGGAGGCTATTAATCATGAATGAATTAGCACCATTTGAAAGTTTTTTGAAAGAACTGGTTACGGCTTACAGAACTAAATACGCGGTTCAGTTCAATAAGAATTTTCCAGTAGAAGGGAAAAATGCCGTTCCAATGCAAATCGTTGAACAGCAGCTTGCTAAAGCATTGGTTGGGGTTACACCTAACCAACTTCAAAGAGGCTTAGCGCTATTTTACGCAAGTACAAATACCTACATGCCTAACTTCGCTGAATTCCGTGCTATGTGCATGGGTGACGATTGGTGGAGCGCCGAGAAGGCTTGGGTTAAGGCTTGTGAATATACTCAGATCTCTCAACACAAAAAAGTGAAATTGCCAGACGGAAGAGAGCAGAACCAAGAAATTACCACCTTGACCAAATTTGTTTTAGACCAAGTTTATTCACTAATCCAAGATGGTGAAATGTACAAAGCCAAAATGGAATTTATCAAGATCTATGATGAATACAAGGCTGAAGCACAACTGAAGGGTAAAACCCAAGCTTGGTACCAAGAACCAATTTTATTAGCTCAGAAAAATGAGCAGAAGGTACATAAGCCGGTTTCAAATGATGAGGCACAAAAACACCTCAATTCATTAATGGACCGTCTAAAAATCAATGGGCGTAAACCTGCACCAATGCAAAAGCTACAGGCAAAGGAAAAAGAGCCAGAACTCAAACAAGAGTTAGGGCCAGATCCTTTTGACAATCCGCATGAATACGCTGAGATGTGCCGTCGGGAGGGTATGCCTATTCCTCGAAATATTCTGCAGTTAATTGATGGGGCGAATGTATGAATGCAGTTGAGTTTATGAAGGAACATGGAATCGAAAAGGCTCGATTTGTTATTGGATCTGCTGAAGTAGGTGGTGTTGTAACCCCAAAGATTTTAGACCTTAAAAAATTGGTTCAATCGTTGGAACTAATAGAGCAAATTGGTGGAGTTGAAGTTGCTAAAGGCAAAGTATTTATTGCTGATTTCAATGATTTCAAAATGATCAAATTTTTAATAGGTAATAAAGATTTTGTTGTTCATATAAAAAGAGTTCAGGAGGCTATAGCAGACCACGAAGCAGTTAATGGAAATGAGATAGATCCTTTAATCAAGTTAAAAGCTGGTTTAACAAAGTTAAGAGATAAATTTATAAACGATGCCCATGCATTAACGCTTTTGGGTGACCTAGATAAATCACGTGTTTATAACGGCATTGCTAATCAATTAGATCACTTATTAAAGGGCGGTGCTTAATGTCATCAATGAGCCTTGCTGAATATCGTGAATTATTTCCTATTCAGAAAAATAAAAAGCGCCGTTCAGCAAAGCAAGGTACAAGACAGCCGAGTGAAGGCGAGACGGTATTAGCAACACATTTAAAAGCATGCAAGATCAGTTTTGAACAGGAATATAAATTCCATCCTGAACGTAAATGGAGAGCAGATTTTTTAATAACGGGTACAAAGATTTTGATTGAGGTGGAAGGCGGGATCTGGAGTGGAGGCCGTCATACAAGGGGCAAAGGCTATATAGGGGATATGGAGAAATACAACTCCGCAGCAATGATGGGTTTTACAGTTTTACGGTTCAGCACAGAGCAAGTGAAAGCAGGCGTGGCGATTAAACAAATTGAGCAATTGGTAGGTGAAAAATGAGTGCAGTTTTAAAAACACAACAAATGGATTGGTCTAAATATACTATTGACGGTTGGTTAGAGCAGTTTGGCGCATGGTGTGAAACAGTTAGAATGAAAGGGGGTGATTTGCCAGATGGGCTTCATATCAATCAAATTTACTGGTTGATGCGTGAAGCTGGCAAAGAAGTACAAAAAAGTAAATCTTATATTCGATGTGAGATCAGTGATTATGAGGCGGATCAAATTCAAGCACTTTTACGAAGTCTATTAAATTCTGATAAAACAGATTTTACAACTAAGTTTGCATTAATTTGTTTAATTAAAAATAAGGTTGAAAATAAAGGATTGTTGAAGGTTGCTCAAGAAACAAACCAATCTAAAGCTCAGGTCGCAATTATGGTGAGTTGCGCTAGATTTTATTTATTAGGTCATGATAAAAGATTAAGACAAAATGGAGGTTCAAATGAAAACATACACTGTAAAACTATATGAAGGCGTTAGTCGGGAGAAAGTTAATGAAACTTTGAAATACTACCCTGATTATTTTGGTAAAATATCAATAATTACAAATGTAATTAATAATAAATTGCAATTAACACTAAAAGCATTTGAAGGAATCGACGTTATAACTGCCAATGATCTAATGATTAAAATCGTTGAACGTTTAAAAGCTTCTCAATTAGTAGAAAAGCATAATTTAGACTTGTTGACTGTCTAGACGCTTTATGGCATATTTTTGATATAGTGGACGAAGTATAAGTAATTCACTGATCTAAAGCTCATCGTATGATGGGCTTTTTGTTTTTATACTTGCTAGATTTCAATTATGATTTAAAATTAAATCAGGTGGCTCGTCGCCAAACATCGCCACCTGAAATTCTATTAGAAATGATAGTTATTTGTTTGTGTCACCTCCATATTAATTAATTGTAGAGTTGATATTGTGTTGTACTGGTGGTGGGCACCAAGCGCCACCAGTACAATCGTTAAAAGCGCCCCTTTTCTTTGCATTAAGTAATGTTCCTTTGATTTAATGGTTAGATTTACACCACACATTAGCTGTCTTCATCCTAAATACATGGTCGTTACATTATAAATCATCTAAATTGAATGCTTGTCTAAATGTTAAGCGTTTAAGAATGCCCACTTAAGCATGTTTATATTTATGCTATAGTCCAGTCTAATTAGAATTTGGTACTTAAAATGAATATCTGTGTTGGTGGTGAACTAGATGGGCAAAAGATAGAGAAAGAAGGCAGATTACTAAAAGCTTCTGACATTGATCCATCATTCAAAACTGAGTACTACAAGCAAGTTTTTAACCGTGACAACATTAATTATCATTTTTGGCTACCAATAGGGTCCAACTTGCATGAAATGTCAAAGCGAGTTTTGGATATTTTGAGAGCATCAAAAAATTAAGCTTAAAGTATATTGTAAATACATCTTCTAACTTGTATGATATGTCACAAATACTGCGCTGAAAGTTTTTTGTTTTTTGACCCGTTTCTTTTTAGAAGCGGGTTTTTTAATTTTTCTTTATGTATTTAAATTAGATGAAAGTATATGTTGCTTTTATTAGGTAGCTTATTGTTTACTTCGCATTAAAATTATTCTTTCTAAGAAGTTAATAAAATGAAAAATTATTTAATAGGGTTAGTTATTACTTTGGGTATTAGTGGATGTGTATCTATACCGTCCATAGACTTTTCGCAGCAAAAAGTTGAAAGGTTTAATCCAGTTAAAAATTGGATTAGTGTTGATACCGCTCCAGTCAAGGATATGCCAAATGGCAAAGAAATCTTTAAGTTGAAAGGGGGAAGTGAAGTTTACGTATTCCGGTATCAAGATGAATGGGCGTTATTAAATCCAAATACGGATAGACAACAATGGATTGATACTAAATATTTGTGCAGTTTTGCTGGTTGTTATACTCCACCAGTCACCTATAGATATTCAAAAGGGAGTTTTGATAACAGGCAGCCTGTTTACTCAACTCCTCAAAGAGAATCAAAAGGCTATAATAATACTAGAACTAGAAGTTCTACTACTACACGGACTCCAAGAAGTTATAGTAAAACGACTAATAACTCTTGTTACTGCACATCTGGAACTTATTGTGTTGGGCCTAGAGGTGGACATTACTGCCTTAATAGCACAGGTTCAAAAAGATATCTTCCACGATAAACTGTATAAGCTTTAAGAAGCTCTGCTAAATATCGATTATTGGCGGGGCTATTTTATTGTTAAGTATTTCTGTAAGATCTGAGTGTTGCTTTAAACAACAATAAACCTTAATGATCAGCGCAAAAGTCATAAGGGGAAACCATACTTGAAAGAGTAGGCTTTTTTTATGAGAAATCATTCAAGTTCAAGTTGATTGTCATCCTTAGTAACTTTTATTTTTAATTTTTTGTATTTGCGTTTGTTTGGATCTAAAGCGGAGTTTGATACTTCATCGGCAAATTTAGGATTCTGCATTAATTCGTAATAGGTTTTATACCCAATACGAATTCTAGTTGGTGGGCAGTCAGTTCTTTTTGAGTAATATTCAATCTGCGAATTTAATTCGTCTAAAAGTGTTTGGTGTTCCATTGTGTTATTGATTTTGGCAGTTAGGTAAACTAAGGATACTGTAATTTACAAAATCAAGCAGAAGTAATTGATACACATTGTGTTTATAGGTTGTAATGGTTAGTGCATTAATAAGATTAAATGTGACTTATTTAACAAAAAAAGTGTTGAGTGAAATTTAATCAAAATGTCACATGGCTGATTTAAATTATATTTATAAAAATAAAAATGATAGAAGATTGCAACGGACAATAACTATGCAAGCATGATTCTCAAACGATTGAATTAAGCTGACTCTAACAAGTTGGCTTTTTTTTAGCTATCGATTTTTAAATGTGCTAGCCGGGAAATACGGCAAAGCCTCACTATTGATTAGTGGGGGCTTTTTCTTTTTGTGTTAAGCTGATCTCCATAATTTTATGGATTAGTACAATGTTTATTTGTGTTGATGGTGAACTCAATGGGCAAGTGATAGAAAAAAAGGGGCGTTAAGAACAAAGATGTATATAAATATTATAAAACTCAGTAATTGCATAATAAATTCAAATATTTACTTAAAATCAGGGTGACAGAATTTAAACAATCTTTACCTAGGCGAAGGATTTAGTAAATCAAATAAACATTATTTTAGACGGATAATTATAAAAAACGGAGTACAAATGTCGTGAATAAGAATGTAGAGCTAATAAATTACATTGATGTAGCTGAGACAGTTTACGAACGGGTATATGAAAATAATAAAATTTCAAATAATTTGATCGTTAATCTAAATCGCATTATGGCTGAGATAAAGAATCAAGCTGCAGAAAAAAGACTCAAATTGAAGTACAGCTCAATAGACTTTGAACATTGTTTAAGTTTGCCTTTAGCTGATCGCAAGATAAAAGTAGATTTAAGTCTTATACCTCATTTTGAAGATCGTGAAGAAAGTATTTTGTGGTTAACTAACTTTATTGGAAAAATTTGTGAGCCCAGAAAGATGCAAAGACAGAAAAAAAAACTTCATTAAGTACCTGTGAATTTTAGATGAACAGCCCTTAAAGCGGTTTTTTATTGCTAGTAGAATATTTAAGGTATCTTTTCTAATAGGCACATACTATTAAAGTGTTTTTTATTTATTTTTTAGATTGAAAAGATTGCTATTTGAGTAATTAAAATATAAAAATCTTTATTGATTGAGCGTAGTTGTTATACAGGATATTTATAAGGATTTTAAAATGACAATTATCACATTGCTTGATGTTGAGACGAAGAAGAAGGTGATAGTTCGGTCCGTAATAGACCCAATAGCAAGAATAGACAAAAAAGGGAATATACAAATTATTCAAATTCATAAATGGCTAGATGATGAATCTGGAGATTTTGTTGATGAAGACTTATATGAGGCACTCAACAATGGAGAAGTTGGAATATACTTAACTTTGCAGTATATGATCATTGATATTGAAAATTAATTATTTTTTATTTTTAGTCAGTGTGATTTCTTACTCTCTAGAGCCTAATGGTTACTACACATAAGACCTTATTAAGTATTACCTATTGATGGGCACATATTCTTTATAAGTCTTGATAAGTAAAAAAATTATGTAGGCTAAAAATAAAACCATTTAAAAAAAGAAATCTTTATCTATTTAAATATGAATATTTGATATTTTTAATTCAATCCCTATTGCTAGTGCTTAAATATTATGCCAATATGAAGTTGGAGATATTTCCGAATAGATATTTCCTATTTCAGGTCTAAGCGTTTTTTTTCGCTAAGCCCATTTCTGAATAAAAATAGGAAGTGGGCTTTTTTATTTTTAAATATTTCTGTATTATCAGTGTGTTGCTGTAAGTAACACTAAACCTTGTTGATCAGCGCAAATATCAAAAAGGGGGAGCTTGCCTACTAGGCAAGCTTTTTAAATTAATGATTTAAACACAATAATCCATTTTAAAGCTCAATAGAAAAATCAAACTTCCATAGCTTTTATTCGTACTAATTTATTGAATATAATCGTTTTTATAATTTTTAAAATTTCCTTAAACTAAAAATGGAAAATTTCTTGTTGCAACATTGTTATAATAGGACTACCTTAAGAAAAATACTTTATAAAAATGAGGAGCTGCTGAAATGCCACAGTATCTCATGTTTGCGGAAAATATTTATAACAAAATTAAAGATGAGGAATTGTTTTCACATGACTGTATTGAAAATATGAACTTACTTATGATATGTATACGCAGAGAAATTGAGGGAACAGAATTTAATTTAAAATATAATTTTATTGATTTTGTTGAATTGTTCAGTAGACCATTAGATGAATGTAAAGTAAAAATAGATGTGAGTTTGATTCCTCCTCATAATTCAGAAGGTGAGTATATTTTATGGTTAGCTGGATTTATCGAAAAAATTACAGAAGGTGGACCTAAACCACCTCCGCCTATAAAGAAATTTATTCCAGAGTATATGAGCTTGAAATATGAATTAGATTTTTTACCTTTAAATGAGGAAAAAATTCAAACCGAAGGTAAAGAAATTACGGATTACTTTAATTCAAAGCTTTATAAGGCAACTTTTAAGAAATAATAGTTAGTTGTCTCTATTTTTAGCCACCGCCTTAGGGCGGTTTTTTTATGGGTAAGAATAATGGATTCTACAGAATACTTTTGGCTTACTCGGAAAAAAGAACCTAAAACTAAACCTAAAAGCCGGCCACTGCCAAAGCCTACACAAAAATATCTCGAGGCTGAGGCAACACTTAAGGAAGAGCTTGAGGATTTGTCGATTGGATTTGAACAGAAGTTTCAGCCGATCCATACCAAACACTGGCGCTTTGACTTTCATATTGTGAAATTGCGTTTGCTCATTGAAATTGAGGGCGGTTCCTGGTCTGGTGGGCGTAGTGGAAAACTGTCAAATAAAGCATGGAGTCTTGATCGATATGATCATGCTGAAGAGATGGGTTACAAAATAGAGCGCTTTCATCCAGACTCTGTTTTGTCGGGATATGTCATTAACTGGATAAAAGACGAATTAGCGAGAATTGAAGATGGAGCAGATCAGACCATTTCCACCACAGGAATTAATAGATAAGGCTGATGAAGAAGAAGCAATTAGACTAACACCAGCACCAGATCTAAAAAAATGGGTTGTTGCTAATTACTTAACTATTGGTGGACCTCTTTATAACCCCGATCATGATCACATAGCTGAGCTGCTTCACGATAATGAAGAATTTTTAGCATTTGCTTGGGCCTCTTCTGCATATAAAAGCAAGCAAGCTATGGTGTTAGGCCAGTGCGAAAAGGTCATGTTCAATGTTGGTGGCTGGCGTAAAGCTAGACAAGAGCAACAGATGCGTGACTGGTTCGGCTTTGTGCCAACATATTTAATAACTGTCGACGCTTCTTTCTGTGAGCGTGCAAACGATACAGAGTTCTGTTACTTACTTGAACATGAGCTTTACCACATTGGAGTGATGAGAGACGAGGACGGAGAAATTGTTTATAGCGATAGTTCTGATCTTCCTAAGCACTATCTTGCAGGTCATGACGTTGAAGAGTTTATTGGCGTAGTTAAACGTTATGGACCAAGCAAAAATGTTAAGCGACTTATTGAAGTCGCAAAAAATCCGCCGTTTGTTTCGAATCTTGATATTTCAAAATGCTGCGGAAACTGTGTAATCAATTGAGCCAAATGGCTCTTTTTTTTGCCCATTTTGTTATACGTAGTTATACGATGAGGAAGTTATGGCGACACTAAAAGAGCCTGTGAAAATCTTTATAGTTCAGTCTCTTGCTTGTCGTGATACACCTCAAGAAGTGGCTGAACTCGTAAAACAAGAGTTTGGCGTTGATATAGATCGTGTTCAAGTTGCAACTTATGACCCTACAAAGGTTGCTGGTAAGAACTTAAGCAAAAAGTATGTCGAACTATTTGAAAAAACCAGAGATGAGTTTGATAAAGGCTTAATTGATATTCCAATTGCCAATAAGTTCTACCGATTGAAGCAATACCAAAGACAGCTTGAGAAGACTAGAAACGTCAAAACAGCCTTAAAAATTCTTAAACAAGCCGCTAAAGACATTGGTGGTCAATTTACTAATCGCCAAGAAATTACAGGCAAAGACGGCGGACCAGTCCAAACAGTTAATACTGAAATTCCAGTTCCAATGGAAGATTACTTAAAAGCGCGGAGGGAAGTCTTAGATGAGTACTGATGCGGCTCGGGATAAAGCCATCCGGATCGAGGCGCAAGAAGATTTATATTTCTTCACAAGGTACATGTTTAAGGAGCGCCGTGGTTATAAATGGATGCAAAATTGGCACCACTTAGAAATCTGCGAAGCTTTAATGAAAGTTTATCGCGGAGAGATAAAGCGGTTAATTATTAACGTTCCACCACGATATTCTAAAACTGAAATTGCTGTAATTAATTTCATGGCTTGGTGTTTTGGTAAGAATCCAGACTGTGAGTTTATTCATATCAGTTACTCGGCAATGCTTGCCGCAAATAATGCATTTCAGACTCGTAATATGGTTCAAGAAAAGGCTTATAAAAAGGTCTTTCCTGATCTTAAGTTACGTGAGGATAGTAAAGCTAAGGATTTCTGGCGCACAGATGCAGGCGGAGTCTGCTATGCGACTGGTACTGGCGGTACCATTACAGGTTTTGGTGCAGGCAAAATGCGTGAAGGCTTTGGTGGTTGCATCATCATTGATGACCCGCATAAGGCCGATGAAGCCAAATCAAAAACTATCCGTGAAGGTGTAATTGACTGGTTCCAAAATACTCTTGAGTCTCGTACTAACTCACCGGAAACACCAATTATTGTCATTATGCAGCGTCTTCATGAAGATGATTTGGCAGGATGGCTGCTAGGTGATAGAAAAGACGGCGTTCCTGTAGCTGGTGGTAACGGTGAGGTTTGGGAGCATCTATGTCTTTCGGCTATTCAAGAAGACGGATCTGCATTGTGGCCAGCAAAGCACAATATTCAAAAGTTGAAGCAAATGGAGCAAGCTGCGCCGTATGTTTTTGCCGGGCAATATCGTCAAATGCCATCACCGCCAGCAGGCGGTTTTTTTAAGCCTGACAATATTGAAATTGTGGATGCTTTACCTGCTGATGTAGTGAAGCAAGTAAGGGCATGGGACTTCGGTGCTACTGAGAATGAAGGCGACTTTACAGCAGGTGTTAGAGAAGCTCTTGGCGCAGATGGCTTTACCTATATCGTTGATGTAACCAAAGGGCAACTTGGTCCAGACAATGTCAATAAGCGCTTAAAACAAGTCACAGAGTTAGATGGGATGGGTGTAACGGTAAGGATTCCTCAAGATCCTGGTCAAGCTGGTAAATCACAAGCAAGTGCATTCGTAAAACTTCTTGCAGGATATGACGTCAAAGCCAAACCAGTTTCGGGAGACAAACTCACACGTGCACAACCTTTTGCGGCACAAGTTAACGTGGGTAACGTGAGAATGCTTAGAGGTGATTGGAATAAAGACTTTATTGAAGAGCTTCGCAATTTTCCAAATGGAACGCATGACGACCAAGTTGATGCTGGTTCAGATGCATTTAATGAATTGAATGGAGGTTTTGAAGCCTTCTTTGCTGATATGGGATTTGCTCGATGAGTGACGTAACTTTTAAACATCCTGAATATGTTAAAAACTTGCCATATTGGCAGAAGCTAGATGATGTGTGTGAAGGCGAGGATGCTGTAAAAGCTAAAGGAGAAAAGTATCTGCCGAAACCCAATGCTCATGATAAGACCCAAGCAAATAAGAGTGCTTATCTAGCCTACTTAATGCGAGCAGTTTTTTATGAAGTTACAGGTACAACATCTAATAGCTTAGTCGGTGCAGCTTTTGTAACAGATCCTAGTTTTAAGTTTCCTCCAGAACTAGCTCACTTAGAACGCAATGCTAACGGCGCTGGCTTGAGTGCTTATCAATTGGCACAAACGGGTATTCGACACTTATTAAAGCATTACCGATGCGCTTTATATGTTGACTATCCTGCAGTTACACCGGCACGAAATCTTGCGGAGTTTAAACAGCAAAAAGCCTACCCGATGATTCACTTATTGAATGCCATTGATGTGATCAATTGGGATTCAATGATGATTGATAACCAGAAAAAGCTTTGTTTAGTAGTCATCCGTGAATTTACTTCTGAGAGGGGCGGTGATGGCTTTAGTAAAACGGAAGTGGAGCAGTATCGTGTCTTAAGGTTAGAGCCAAATAGTGAAGGAGTTTACGCCTATTCGGTACAGGTCTATATCAAGGGCGATAAGGGCATATGGGTGGGAGGTGAAAAGAAATTCCCAACTGATTATAACGGTGATACTTGGTCATATATTCCTTTCACCTTTGTGGGGGCTATTGATAACTCTGAAGAGATTAAAAAGCCTCCATTGCTCCCATTGGCAAATCTTAATTTAGCTCATTATAGAGATAGTGCGGACTTTCAAGAGTCCGTTTTTTATATGGGCCAACCACAGTTTTATGCAAAGGGAGTCAATTGGGCTTGGTACGACGAGGCCAAAAAGCGTGGAATTTATATCGGTGCAAAAGTCCTGTTACCTTTACCTGAAAACGGTGATTTGGGGATTGTACAAGCAGATCCAAACACTTTAGCTCGCGAAGCTATGAAGGATAAATGGGAACAGATGAAAGAGATGGGTGCGCGCTTAATTGAAAAGGGTTCAGCGGCCAAAAAGACTGCTACAGAATCTAACAGTGATGACGCCGTGCAGCATTCCGTTCTTTCACTTTGTGTTGTGAATATGAATGAAGCTTTTTCGATGGCTTTAAGATGGGCAGCTAAGTTTGTAACGCCTAATGTTGATGTTCTGACTAAAGATGAACTGATGTTCGAAATTAGTCAGGAATTTAATAAACAAGGATATCAAGCTGAACTAGCACGGCAATTGTATGAGGCAGCACTACAGGGCCGTTCTTCGTTTAAATCTTGGTGGGAATATAACCAGACTGGAATGTTCCCAAAACAAAAGTATAAAGAAGAGCTGGACAACATCGAAGGCGAAAAAGACGGAACAGTGAATCTATAGGTATGGTGATATGGCTAAAGATAATAAAAATCTTTTGGAGGTACTCACTCAACATCAGGCTTATCTTTATCGTGCTTCTTCGCAATCAGTAAATGAATTATTGGGTTTATTCAATGATGATACGAACGCAATGCTTTCAAAGCTTCGTGATTTATTGGATGAACTTAGTGATTCAGAAAAGATAGCTTTAGCTGGAGGGAAATACACAACTTCAAATCTCAGGGAAATAAGAGATTTAATTTCTCAATGGTTTAGTAGTGTAAACACAAGCTTGCCAGAAGCTTTCGCAGTTTCAGCTACTGCGATGGCCGTATATGAAGCCAGCTATATGGCAAAGTTATTCGGCGCAAAGATAAATAAGCCCGATGGTGAAAAGCTGTTCACAGCAGCAAAAAAAGTGCCCTTGGCTGGTGGAGCATTGGTTGATGATCTTTTATCAAGAATTGCAGAAAATGCCCGCCAAAAAGTTGAGTATGCAATTCGTGATGGAATCAGCACTGGCAAAACCAATCAGGAAATTGTTCAGCGTATTCGTGGTACCAAACGGCTCAATTATGAAGATGGAATCTTAAATGGTACCAAGACTGATATTGATCGCACTGTTAGAACTGTGCGCAGTCATGTGGCTAATCAAGCATATCTGAATAGCTTTAATCAATTGGGCTTTGAATATGTACGATTTGTTAGTGTACTTGATGGAAGAACTTCTAAGTTGTGTGCTTCGCTTGATGGCTCCATCTGGGAAATAAACGACCCCGCCAAACGTGTACCGCCGTTGCATCCTCATTGCCGCAGTATTTTGGTACCAGTTGAGAAAGATGGGAAACTCCTAGGGGAACGTCCATTTGTAATGGATGAGCGCAAAGTAAAGGACATCCCGAAAGATGAGCGTAGCCAATTAATAGGGCAACTGGACGCAAACACCACATTCAAAGAGTTCTTTAAGAAAACAGATGATTTCTTTCAAAAGGAATGGCTAGGACCAAAGAGGTACAAGCTTTATAAAGAAGGAAAGTTTGATTTTGAAAAGTTCTTTGATCCTGAAGGCCGTTTGTATAGCTTAGCTGAGTTAAGAAAGTTGGATGAAAAATCTATTAAAAAGTTGGGTCTGTAATTTTTTCTTATGTTATATTTTTTAAAACATCAGAATTTATACAATATGAAAACAATAGCTTTTGTATGTCTAACTCTAATTTCCATCACTTGTTTAGCTGAACCAAGTCAAAAATATCTTAAAGAATATGATCGTTTGTCTGAAGCTTTGGAGTCAGCAATGGCAAATGCATATTCTTTTGATCCTACAACTGGTCAAGTAAAACAGGCTACTCAATATTTAGAAGCTAAAAATAATTTATGTAGAGCTGCCCAGGCGAAACTAAACCTCACCACGTTTTTAAAAGACAATTTAGAGGAATCTAAAGAGCTTTATAAATCTATTGATGGTGCAGAGACTCTAGATAAAAATTATCTTAGTGGGCAACAGCAGGAACAGCAAACTCTCGTTTCAAATTTGAAAAAAGACCTTGTTGGTACTGGATTTAACTGTGAGTAATTATTGCTGATGACAGGCAATCCTAAACTCACTTAAGACACAATTTTCACCCATATAAGCGCCCAAACGGCGCTTTTGTCATTTATGGAGTTTGGCTTATGAGTGAATCAAAAGTTAGACATTTAGTACTTAAGCGTCACCCAATCTTAAAAGGCTTTTTAGTTGTGTGTGATGAAGAAACTGGAATGCCACTGGCAGGGCAAAAAGCGGTTCATATGAATAGTGATGCTCAAGATGGACCAACAACGATTAGCGTAACATTCGAGGCTTATGGTGAGAATGGCGTCCGCTTAGTAGGTGATGAGCCAAGAGCACTTTTAACAAAGTAAACGTAGCGAAAGGTGGTAAAAATGTCTGAAATATCAGTTGCTGAATATGTAAAGAGAAAAGAAGAGTTAGAAAGAACACTAACAGGCCATATTGCTGAATTGATCAGTAAATTTGAAAAAGATACAGGCGTAAATGTTCAAGATGTTTATGCGAATTTTTCTAGTGCCACATGCTTGGGTGGTTCAGAAAAATACTTTCTAACTGGTGTGACAATTAAAACCTCAATTTCTAATTAAACCAATTTATTAATTCAATAGCACCTTCGGGTGCTTTTTTGTGAGAAGAAAATGATCAAAGAAGTAACAGAGCAAGAGTTAGCTGAAAAGTCTGTGGCGCCCCGAGTAACTAAAGCGCAAATTGAATCATTGATGGAGCGTGTTACATATACGGTTGAGCAACGCCCCGGAGGCACGACATCAACTTTTGTACATGCATTTTTAGATGGAAAGTTTTTTCTAGCAACGGGTTTTAGTGCATGTGTGAATGCTGAAAACTTTGATGCTGAAATTGGTGAGCGTATGGCTCGTGGAAATGCAGAAAAGTCAGCTGAAAATAAACTTTGGGAGCTAGAAGGCTACCGTTTATTTGTAACAAATTTCTAAGTTTTTAATCGAAATTAAGCGTCCTAAAGGGCGCTTTTTTATTGCCTGCCGAAAGCGGATGCGGACGGTGAATCCGGGCGGATGCCCATTTGTATATATAGGTTGGATGACCAATGAAACTTAAAACAGTAACAATCGACGGTAAAGTTTATGCGGAAGTAGACGGTGATAAGCCGATCTATATTCATGATGACGGCAAAGAAATGCCACATGATGCACCACACTCGGTAGCAACAATTGCACGCTTAAACAATGAAGCTAAAACACATCGTGAAGCCAAAGAAGCAGCCGAAAAAGCATTAAAAGCTTTTGAAGGAATTGAAGACCCAGCGGCAGCTAAAAAGGCATTACAAACAATCCAAAATCTCGATGATAAAAAGCTGGTGGATGCTGGTGAAGTTGAGAAAGTGAAAGCTGAAGCTATCAAAGCAGTTGAGGAAAAATATGCTCCGATTGTTGAGCAACGTGACGCTCTAGAAGCCTCTTTGCACAAAGAACTAATCGGCGGTGGTTTTGCTCGTTCTAAGTACATTCAAGACAACATTGCAGTACCTGTGGACATGGTTCAGGCAACCTTTGGTCATCACTTCAAAATCGAAGAAGGCAAAGTGGTTGCATATGATCCGAACGGCGAAAAGATTTATTCACGTGTCCGCCCGGGTGAACTTGCAAATGTTGATGAAGCTTTAGAGTCATTGGTTGGTGGATACCAGCATAAAGACTTAATTCTTAAAGGTGGTAAAGGAACTGGTGGCGGTTTTCAAGGTGGGGGCAAAGGTGGAGCACCTACAGGAATGAAACGCAGTGAAATGTCTGTTTCTCAGAAAGCAGATTACATCAAAGAACATGGCAATGATGCCTTCCTAAAACTACCGAACTAATCATTAAATATTTGGAGAAAAGTAGTTATGACTACGACAGTTAATTCCGACATGATCATCTACAACCAACTGGCCCAAACAGCGTATTTAGAACGTTTACAAGACAATTTGAATGTCTTTAATGAAGCTTCCAATGGTGCGATTATTTATCGTAATGAAATCATTCAAGGTGACTTCAATAAAAATGCATTCTACAAAGTTGGTGGTAGCATTAAACATCGTGATGTGAACTCCAATGCAAAAGTAACTCCGGAAAAAATCGGTGCAGGTGAGTCTGTAGGTGTAAAAATTCCATATAAATATGGTCCTTATGCATCAACTGAAGAGGCATTTAAGCGCCGTGCTCGTACACCAGAAGAATTTGCTATGGTTGTTGGTTACGATCTTGCAGATGCATTGGTTGCAGGACGTTTAGAGTACAGCTTAGCTTCTTTAAAAGCTGCTATTTCTAGCAATCCCGACATGGTTGCGAAAGGGAGTATCGTTGTTGACGGCCGCAAAGCATTAACTCGTGGTATGCGAAAGTTTGGTGATAAGTTTGGCCGTATTGGTTTATGGGTGATGAACTCAGATACATATTTCGATATTGTCGATGATGCAATCACTAAGCAAATTTATGGTGAATCTGAAATCGTTATCTATGGCGGTTTACCCGGTACATTAGGTAAGCCAGTCTTGGTGACTGATGCTGTAGGGGATAACGATGCTTTTGGCTTGCAGTATGGTGCTGTAACAGTAACTGAATCACAAGTACCGGGCTTCCGAGCTTATGACATCAATGATGAAGAAAACTTAGCAATCGGTATGCGTGCTGAAGGTGCATTTAACCTAGATATTCTTGGTTATAGTTGGGATACATCGAAAGGTGAAAATCCTGACCTTACATTACTTGGTTCAAGCGCTAACTGGATCAAATATGCAACCAGCAACAAAATGACAGCAGGTACCTTACTTGATTTATCGGGTACAGCGACAACTGGTTAAAACCTAAAAATTAAAATCTAAGGGGGCTAATAAGCCCTCTTTTTTATTATTAAGAGAAAAGCGCCATGAAGATTATCTATACACGCATTGCAGCAGCTGCTGCATTAGAGACGGGCATTATTGCTAACCCTGACTATTATGAAAACCCAAATTTGAAAGCAAAAGAGGTAATTATTTACGGTAATTATCCAAAGATTCAAAAGGATTATGAAACTTTGGAAGTTCCAGTTGAAGTTCGTAAGTTGGAAGAGCCAGAAAAAACGACTTTGGCCACAGTAAATGTCGCAGTGGGAATTACCCCTGAACTTCAAGCTGTGATGGATGATGCAAAAGCTGAATGTGAAAAGGTGGTTGAAGAAAACACTCAGCTTAAGCAAAAAATTGCCATCTTAGAGCAGGCCGGTGGTAACCAGTCAGAGTTGTTATCTGAGAATTCACGATTAAAAGATGCAGCAGTCTTAGCAGATAAAGCTCTCAAAGATGCTGAAGCTCAAGTTGTCGGTATTAAAGCTGAATTTGAAGCTTTTAAAAACGATATTCCTGCAATGCAAACACGTATTGCTGAATTAGAAGCTGGAAAAGCGGAAGAAAATCCTGCTACAGAAACAGCAGCTAATGATTTTGAAAATTGGTCAAATGATCAATTAAAAGAGTATTTGGCTAGTAAAAACATTGGCTACAAGCCATATGCAACAAAAGCAGAACTCCTTAAATTAATCCCGAAGGAATAATGCAATGAGCTTTATTACTGTAGATGACACAAATTCAATTTTGGGCAGCGATTTTGCACCAGACAGTGATAAAGCTCGTCTGGTTCAACTGGCAAATGTCTGGATGAAAAAACGGATTGGTTTTGTACCAGATCCAATTGATCCACTTCTTAAAGATGCTGCATGTGAAATTATCAAAGGAATTCTGGCCAAGGTAATTTATAACGGCAAAGACCAGCAGTTGAAGCGTAAGAAAGTTAAAGCTGATTCTGTTGAGTCAGAAAAAGAGTATCAAGAAGGTACTGAAGCGATTTCTAGCTTTGAACAGATAGCAATTGATTTTATTGATTCACTTGATTTGAAAGATCCAAATGCAAGTTTTAATGGCTTTGGCATTCCACTTTACAGGGCATGATATGGGCTTACGTGACGAAATTCAGGCAGATATTGCCGAAGCATTTAATGAAGATTTATCGGACGCCGTTCATACCTTTACATGTGAGCGGACTTCAAAAACTAATTGGGATCCTAAAACTGAAACGTTTGTTGAAGTTAAAGAAAACTATTCTGGCCGTGGCGTTCTGTTTGGCTCATACAGTCAATATGAGATCCAAACACTTGGAGTTCTGGCCACAGATAAGAAGGCTACCGTGCTTCAAAATGAAGTTTCCATGACACCTAAAATTGATGATGAATGGCTAACAGCTTTAGGCTCATTTCGAGTTATCCATATTCAACAAGATCCAGCCAGTACAATCTGGAAATGTCAGCTTCGAAAAGTGTAGGGGCTAAAAGTGGTTAATCCTGATTATGTTCCTGAATGGTATATCTCGCCATTCCAACATGTGCAGTACACGCTTGCTCGAAATCAACTACACATGGATTTGTTATTTGAAGATATGGATAAAGCCGATCAATTTTTGGATATGGGAGCAGATGCACAGGTTAGTACTTTTTCTGATGGTGCTTATGCAATTGTCCAGATCGGTGATACTGCAGATAAAGATCAAATTCAAGTTTATGGATTGCTTTTACATGAAGCTGTTCATATCTGGCAAATAGTAAAACGGAGAATGGGTGAGCGAGAGCCAAGTGTGGAATTTGAAGCTTATTCAATTCAGGCAATCGCTCAAGACCTATTTGAAATGTTCGAAGCTAGTGAGGTAAATCATGGGATGGAAGGGGAAAAAGCCGACTAGTTTTAGTCTTGATGTGTCTAAAGCAGCAGCAGACCATGTAAAGAATATTGTCATGGATACCATGCAATCCTTAGTTAATTTAAGTCCTGTTGATACGGGAGCATACCGTGCTTCACACATTGTTTCGGTTGGATCCGCTGATTACAGTGTGCGGGAACCTGAAACGAATCCTATTCAGGATGCAGCGATTCAGGCAATGAAGATTAAGTTAGGCAATTTGGTCTTTATTCAGAACAATAAAGCTTATGCATCACGCTTAGAAAACGGTTGGTCTGATCAAGCGCCACAAGGTATTTATGGCCTCACTTTTAATTTTATTTCTCAAAAGTACGGTGGCTAAAATGACAATGAATTTAGAGCAGACTAGGCAAGCTATTATTGATCGCATGCAAAGCTTTACGGGTATTGCTCAGGAACGGATTCAGTATCCAAATGCACCAGGCTTTACGGTGCCTAAAGAAGGTTTATGGTGCCGTTTAACGATTGCAGGTGGGCCGAGCTTTATTTCAGGCATTGCAGATAAGCCATGTACACGCCGTACCGGTAATATCATGATTCAATGCTTTGATCGACTTCATGTGGGAGAAAAAGCTTTAACGGTTCTTGGTGATGCTTTGCTGGCACATTTTGAATATTTCACAATCGAACACTTAGAATGTTTGAATGGACAATCTATTTATGCGGGTAAAGATGCTGATTTCATTCAGTATAATGTGAGTATTGGGTTTAAGGTGAATTGATATGTCATGTATGCTGACTTTAGAAGAAATCGAAATTAAACGGCAAGAACTGGAAAGACATCTTGAAGATGTTATGTCTGTTGAGTTGAGCAAATGGCAATCTGAAAACAAGCTATGTGTTTCTGATGTGAATATACGCTTGGCTAATGTTGACAGCCTCGGAGGACCTAAACATAACGTTGTTACTGGAGTAAGTGTCGATTTAGATAATGAGCTTTGAATTCAAGAAAAAGCTACTGCAAGGCGATTATTTTTAATGACCTCAGCATATTATCATTTGTGATTACATTCTGTTACAGTAATAGAAATTTATAACAAATGGTAAAACATGAAAAAATCAACTTTAGGCTGGGGTGCCGCAGGATTAGTAGCTTTAGGGATTTTTGGTTCAGGCAATGATAACTCTCCAAAACAAACTTCAGATTCAGAAAATGCGCAGAGTGCAGTAGAGGAAGTTATCGAATCAAAATATATCAACACTAATTCTTTAAATATTAGAGATAAACCAAACGGTCACGTAGTAGGCAAGTTAGGACGTGGAGAAAAAGTTGATATTTATGAGACGAAAGGAAACTGGGCACGTATTTCCTTAAATTCCTCATCACCTCAGTGGCTATCAACAAAGCTATTATGTGAAACGGATGGTTGCTTTAAACAAAAGTCTCGATCAACCACGTCAAATAATTATCAGGCCTTAAAATCTCATCCTCATCATTCTGAAAGAAAACAGAAAAAAACCTACTACGATAGTGATTGTTCATGTGCTGTGGTGGATTATTGCGTGGGTCCTAGAGGTGGGCACTACTGTATTACGAGTGGAGGAAACAAGAGATATAAACCTAGATATTAACTAATTTGAATTATGAGACCTCCTTTTTGAGAGGTATTTTATGTCTTATTCACTACCACCTCATCGGTGGTTTTTTATGTCTATAGGAATCACTTATGAGCAATTTTGTTTTTAAGCGTGGTGACACATTTAACTTAAACCTACAGTTAGTTGATATGGATGAAGCCCTGCAATATCCACCGGATGATGTTCGCCGTGCAATTGATCTTACAGGTTATACCTTCACTTCACAGGTTAAAGCTCTGGCTGATGGAGCTGCTGTGGCTACCTTGACTTGTACTGCATTAAGTCAAAGTGCACAGAAAGGGTGGCTGAATATTAAATCTAGTGCAAGCACTGCAACTTGGCCTTTAGGGCTGTGTCAGATGGATATTAAAGCTGTAGTTAGTGGTACTACGCAGCACACTGAAACTTTGACTTTCCAAGTGATTGACGGGGTAACAGCATAATGGCAAATCTTGTTTTTAAATTTAGTTGGGATCATCGGCCATTCCCGTATAACTCGGCTCAGGGAAAACGGCAATTCATGCTGCCTTTTGCCTCAGGTATTCCTAATCTAGCACCTGCCTTTTCACAAATTACGGATATCCCCACAACTAATCCGGCTTCACGGGTAATTGGGACTGCAGCAGGAAATGTAATGGAAGTTGGGGCTTTTGGTTTGGGTGGTAGATCAGTCAATAGTACTAATACTGATAAGATCGATGTGAATGGATTTTATCATGAGCAATTATCTTCTTCAGCTTCGCCCTCAACAATGAACTATGCTGCATTTATTCATGTGCGTCATATGTCAGCAAGTGGCTACGCATTTCAGTTAGGGGCACCGATGGGAGCTTCAAGTTTAAATGCTCTTAAAGGACGTATTTGTAATGCCGGTGTATGGTCTGATGTTGCCGTTATCTACAACACCCACAATACAACAAAAGATTCCAATGGTTTTATTAAAGCTGCTTCTCCTGTAGTGAAGTTATTCAATGATCATATTGAGCTTAATACGGATGCTGAAAAGCAACCCATCCAATTTGAGAAGGTTGAAGAGGGTGATTACCTGCTAAAAGGTTCACTTGGTTTCGCTCAGGAAGGTTGGTATATCGAAGTCCCTAAAGATGCCAATGGGAACACTGTGGTAGCTGTTGAATATTCAACTTTAGAAAATGGTGACCTTTCCATCAAAACTTACAAGCGTAAGTTTGATTTCGAACTTGCGGCAGTCATAGCAGATCACGAAAATCCGATGGACATTCCAGAAGGCCGCTGGATTGATATCCGTCTGCATGAAGAACCTGAGCCGGAGCCTGATGAGCCGTTGAGTGAAACACCAGTGGATTTCCAGCCGACTAACTTATCTCAGGCAGTTGCTGCAGCAATGAATGGTGTAGAACCGCCCGAAATCTCAGATACAAACGAAACACTTTAATAACCCGCTAACTCAGCGGGTTTTTTATTGCCTAAATTTTGGAGAACCATAAATGAGTTCAGGCGCAAAAATTCGATTATATGCTTGTGAAGAAGCAGTTTTAGGAACAACTCCCGCAAACCCAATCTGGTACACAGTACGCCGTGTAAGTGATGGTTTATCTGAAAATGTTTCTACTGAAGAAAGCAGTGAAGTGGTTGATTCACGTTTTCGACAAGGTGGGGTAGTTACTGAAGCAGAAGTAGCAGGTCAGTTAGAGTTTGAATTATCACTTGGAACATTTGATCTATTCTTAAGTGCTTTAGCCTTCAATAATTGGGCGGGTAACGCTTTAAGTTTTGGTGGTACGGTACGTAAGTCATTAACGCTGGTTAAAGTTTTCGAAGATGTTGGCCAAGTCTTTATTTATCGTGGAGTACAGGTTAATTCTGGTGAAATTACTATCCAGACCACGGGGAAAATCACTGGTAACTTTGGTCTTGTAGGTAGCTCATTTACTCGTCAGCAAACTAACCCTGTAGTGAATCCGGTGGCAGCTTCAACTCGTCCTTTGGTTAGTATGCCGAACGTGGAGAACTTGCTTATTAATGGTCAGTCTATCCAAGGTAAGGCTTGTCTACAGTCTTTGACTATTTCTATCAATAACAACCTTGAAGCGATCCGTTGTATTGGTTCAGGTAAATACACACCTGAGTTTTACATTGAAAAGATGATGGATATTGAAGCGAATGCTTCATTCATGTTCTCGTCAACTTCAGCAGGGTGGATTGATGCAATTAAAACCCGTGATGTGTTCACTTTGACTTTCGATATTAAAGACAGCAAAGGAAGTAAATATTCCTTCAACTTCCCTCAATTAGAAGTGATGGAAGCCAATCACCCGGATGGTGGTGGTGATGACATCATTACTTTAGACATCAACTTTGCTCAGGTTCGTACTGCGCCAACAATTGTACGTGCTCTTGTGTAATCAGCTTATTCAGTAACAAAGCCTATGGAATCCCATGGGCTTTTTTATTTCTAAAATTTCAGAGGTTATTATGGCTTTAAAAGTCGGAATTATTAAAAGCTCGGATGTATCAAAATGGTGTGAATATAAGGATTCTGATGGGCAAGTACAGGCTGAGTTCAAAGTCCGTGGTATCGCTTATAAGCCTTTTCAGGTAGCTATTGAACGAGCAGGAAACCAGATCTCGTCTAAAGGCTACGATGTAATGGTAAAAGATGAAGATGCCAAGCTTTATCACGAGTTGTTAATGGATGCATGTGCTGCCCATTTAATTGAAGACTGGAAGGGTGTAGTTTTCGCCGAAATCGTAGATGGTAAAACTGTTGAGTCCGAAAAACCTTATACGCCTGAGAATGCATCAAAGCTTCTAAATCTAGGTGACATTGGCATTTCGATCTGGTTATTCATCAAAGAGCAGGCACAGAAGATTCAAGAAGAAGCAGATCAAGAAAAGGCTTTAATTCTGGGAAAGTCATCGAGCTCTACAAATACCAAAAAACGTATGCGTCGAAAACGCCGCACGAAATCGAACAAATCAAATTCTTAGGTGGTCGTATTCCGGATCCACCAGAATATTCGTATGCGGCTGAATCCATTCTTTCAGCATTTAGTACTATTGCCAGATCCAGACGTTATGAGCAAAGCATACCGTTATCGTTAGACCAGCAAGCAATTAATGTCTATGCTGAGCATAATGATTTGCCTGTGGCTGCTCATATTTTTAATGACTGTATTTTTGCATTGGATAATTTGTTTTTGGAGGAGTGCCATAAGAAGATATCAACCAAAAGCAAAGGTAAGTGACCAAATTGGGTATTGCCGGGCTGAAAAGCCCAATTTGGTCAAAACGTCAAACAATTAAGCAGTTGTTATTAAACGCGACTCAAAATAACGCAGTCGATGTTACAAAATACTTGATCTGGATTGACAGAAAATTACCTTTAAGGTATTGCGCGTGATTATCAAATGATGAATAATCACCTTACCGTCAATATTTGACGGTTCAGCATTCTTTTACTCTTTCCAAGAACCTTGGTGTTTGCTTGTATGTGTTTAACATTAACTGAAGCTAAACAAAAACTTAGAGCATTTGCTAGAGATACTAGCAAAATCAAGTTAACTGCACATGCAAAAGAAAGAATGAAAGAACGCTGTATCTCTATGAAGCAAATTATTTGCTGTTTTGAGCATGGAGATATTACTGAGGGACCGTACCCAAATACTCGTGGTGATTGCCAGTTAAATGTTTCTGTTCGCACTGCAGGCGAATACATAACAACAGCTGTTGCAATCAAGCAGAGCGAGAACGGTGAATTCTCAGTAGTAGTCACTACATTTAGAGAGTAGGCTAAATTATGTATCACTATGAAGAATGCGGTCTGAGCAATATTTGGCTGCGCAATGGATTTACAATTGAAAATGATGAAGATTATGGTGAACTCGTATCTATTGAATCTGTTCATGAGCTTCATAATGCCATTGGGTTGTTCTTAATTACGCAAAAGCCTGACTTGAATGGTGAGGAAATTCGTTTTTTACGTAAAGAACTAAACTTGTCACAGAAGAATCTTGCTGGGCTTTTAGGAGTCAGTGAGACTAGTATTAGACATTGGGAAGCTGATCGCGGTTTAATTGGTAAACCTACTGAGCTATTACTTCGTGCATTATATAAAGAGCATGTTCAAGGTGATGGCAAACTAAGAAGTATGATTGAGTCATTAAATCATCAGGAACGAACTTTAGTACCAAGTGAAATTAGTTTTTCATATGGAAATAACCATTCATGGCATCAAACCAATTGTGAAATAGCTTAGTTAGTTTTATTTGATAGAAACCACCTTCGGGTGGTTTTCCTTTATGTGACATTTAGTAACCAGTTTGTTAAAGTTAGTACACTTTATAACAAATGGTTAAAATTCATGAAACAAGTCATTTTAAGTCTTTTATTAGTTCTAAGCTCATTAAATTTTGCGGAAGCAGGTAGAGGCAGACAACCGTGCTCTGGTAAGAAAGGTGGGGTAAGTCATTGCGATGGTAGTAAGTTTGTTTGTAATGATGGTTCCATCAGTGCTTCTAAAAAGATCTGCTCTAGATAGGTGATGTGATGGGATTAAATTTTAGAAAAAGTATAAAAATTGCTCCGGGAGTCCGGGTAAATATAAGTAAAAAAGGAGTCTCAAGTGTTTCTGTTGGTGGAAAAGGGGTACGAGTAAATGTTAGTAAGAAGGGAACTCGAACAACAGTAGGTTTACCGGGTACTGGTTTATCTTATTCCAAGTTCTCTAGTCATACTAAGAAAACAACACCTAGAAGAGAACCTGATTTTAATAATCCAGATAATGTATGGGGTTACCCTAAATCTGAATGGATAATCAGTGGAGTTATTTTATTTATAGCTTTAATAATTTTTATTTGGATTATTAGCTGATTTTTTAAATTTTGATATTTGATAGGTTTATATATGAAAAAGATTATTTTATTAAGTTTGGTTTTTGGTTTGGTAGGGTGTAATAAAAAGGAGAATACCAACTCCATCATTAGTAATGAGGTTAGTACAACCGCTTCTAACGTAGTTGCTACACCAACTGATAAAGAAAATACTTTGAATAATTGGGTTTATAACGAATCAAATGATGAGATGCGCGGCATCAAATCAAAATTTGCCAGTATCACATCAATTAATGATGTTCATTTTTCTTCACCTTATGAAGGTGGCTCCAAGCTTCTTATTACTTTGCGTGAAAAAACAGGACAACCTCTAGATGTGTTATTTGTAATAAGTAAGGGACAGTATGCCTGCGACACTATTTCACGCAATTGCTATGCTTCATTTAAGTTTGACGATAATACGGTAGAAACTGTAGAGCTAGATAGTACTGCCGATCATGCGAGTGACGTTTTATTCGTGAGAAATGACGATGATGCCAACTTGTTCATTAAAAGGCTTTTAAATTCCAAGAAACTTATCATAGAGCTTCCATTTTATCAAAATGGGAGTAAGCAGTTTAAGTTTGATGTATCGAATTTAAAATGGAACCCTCCTACTGTTAAACAGACAAAATTTCAAGCAGATTGGGGTATAGAGGAGATTTCGGGATCTGCTGAAGAGGCAGCAGCTGCAGCGGTGGCGGCAGCGACAGATATAACTGAACCAGTTAAATAAGTAACTTAAAGATGCTAATAGTACCCAAAGGTGCTTTTTTCTAACTAATACATCAGATTATTAATTTTGAACGGCCCACTCCTTGAGTGGGTTTTTTATTGCCTAGAGGAAAGTAAAGATGGCACAAGAATCCCGTTTGGTCATTGTTATTGATTCGCAAAATGCTGAACGTAATGCGCGTAATCTAGGCAATGAATTAGATAGTATTGAGCGTAAAGGCGACTTTGCCACTAAATCAATGGATGCGTTATCTGTTGCTACACGTCAACTTGCAGGTTATATGGCTGGATTGGTTACTGTAAGTGCTGCCATTTCTAAGATGGACACTTATACAGGACTCCAAAACCGCCTCAAGTTAGTAACGAGCAGCCAAGTTGAGCTAAACAAGGCAACTGAAGATACATTCCGAATTGCTCAAAAGACATATTCAGCTTGGGATTCTGTATTACAGGTATATCAACGCTTTAGTGACAATGCTAAAACACTGAATTTAACTATGGATGACACTGCTCAACTAACTGAAACAGTATCAAAAGCAGTTGCGATCAGTGGTGCAAGTGCAGAAGCAGCTGATGCAGCTTTAGTTCAATTCGGGCAGGCTTTGGCAAGCGGTACATTACGTGGTGAAGAACTCAACTCAGTTATGGAACAAACACCAGCTCTAGCAAAGGCTATTGCTAAAGGTATGGGGATCACCGTAGGAGAGTTGCGTTCAGTTGCGGCTGAAGGAAAAATTACTTCACAAGAAATTGTAAAAGCGCTTAGAAATGTAGAATCTGATGTTGATGCTCTTTTTGCTAAAACAGATATCACAATCGGGCAGTCTCTCACACTCCTAAACAACGAGATCACAAAATTTGTTGGCGAAGCAGGTAAGGGAAGTGGTGCGGCACAGGTATTAGCTGGATCAGTTCAAACTCTTGCAAGTAATTTAGATTTAATTGCTGATGGGGCTTTAGTAGTTGGTATTGGATATATCACTCGTGCAATTTTGATGAAGAGCGCTGCTATTAAAGAGGGAATGGCTTCAACTTTAGCGAGCCGCCAAGCATCTGTATTAAATGCTCAAGCAGAATATGCAGAAGCTACCGCTGCTTTGAATGCTGCAAAAGCTCATCTCGCGAATGTGCGAGCAACAAATGCAGAAACCCAAGCTAAATTTGGAGCAACTGCGGCAGCAACTCGATACGCACAAGCACAGGCAGCAGTAACTGCTGCTACAAATGCACAAACTGCTGCGCAAACACGCCTCTCAGCAGCTTCTTCTTTAGTTGGTAGTATTGGTAGCCGAGCATTAGGACTTATCGGAGGTCCAATTGGAGCAATTACCTTAGGTGTATCCGCTCTGGCTGCAACTTACACTTATTTTAAAGGTAAGGCAGAAGAAGCGAATAGACCTCTCGCTGAACAAGCCGAAGTGGCTAACCGTACTGCTGAAGAATTAAAAGGCTTAAAAGGTGAGGCAAAAACCAAAGCTATTAATGACTTAACAACGGCTTTTAAAGCTCAAAATGAGGAGTTGAAAAAAACAGAAATGGCTGTTGGTTCAGCTTTAATTGATATTCAAAACTACGGTAAAGGTAATGTTGAACTTACAAGGATTTCTAATGAAGCTCGATTGGGCACGATTAGCTACAAGGAGGCTATGGAGCAACTTGCTAAGCAGAAGTTACCCCCAAGCTTAAGAGATGCATTGAAGGAGCAAATCGACAAATATAATGAAGCTTATGAAAAGGCTGATAAGACCAAAACAGCCATTAAATTGCTTGGTATTGAAGTTACTTTAACGGGTAACAAAGCACAAAATGCAGCAATTGAGCAGCAAAAACATGCTGATGCCATCAAGAATACAAAACAGGCTGCAGATGAGGCTCAAAAGTCCTTACAGAAAATGTATGCAGATAAATTGTGGGATACGCAATTTGTCGAGATAGTAATGAAAAAGGGTTTTTCTGAGTCTCAGGCTAATGATTTACTGAAGCTTTATAAAGATTCATTAGCTAAGGGTCTTAAGGCAGCAGACCGAGAGGCTATGAAAGCATTAACGGATACTTGGAAAGCAGAAGAATCAATCAAAGCCATCACGGATGCTAGAACTGATTCAATACGTGAGCAAAACAAGGAGCTTAAAAATCAGCAAAAAGTACTAAATGTAAATGCGAAAGTCCTAGCAAATGCTTCAAAATTCGGCTTTGCAGATCTAGAGTCTAAATACAAACTTCCATCGGGAACATTATCCGCGATTCATATGATCGAATCTCGAGGTAATGCAAAAGCCTATAACAAAAAAACTGGGGCCACTGGTGGATTTCAGTTTCTCGAAGGTACTGCCAAGCAATATGGCGTAAAAGACCGCACTGATTTAGCACAATCTGCTGAAGGTGCCGCTAAGTACATGTCTTATCTTTTGAAGCTTTTTAAAGGTGATTTAGAAAAGGCTGTACGTGCATATCATGCAGGTGAAGGCAATGTAATGAAGGGTAAAGGTATTGGTAAAAATAATAATCAATACTGGAAAGACTATCAAAGTTACATGGCTGGTATTAATGGCTATTCTGCTGGTGATATCTCATCAAAAGACTTTGATAAGCTTATTCAAGATACCACTAAAATGGCCGAGGAGCAGGCAAAACTTCGTCTTCAATTAGAGAATGAGGTTGCTAATCAAGTAACAAAGATTAGGTATGATCTGGCCAAAAAACTTGAGGATGTTGATAAAGCTAACTTTAGCCCAGAACGCAAGGCCGAAATTAAAGCAGAACTTCAAGCACGTGCAGATAATGATATTGCTATTGCTGAGCAAGCTACAAAGACTAAGCTTGATTCATTCCGAGACTACACAAAGACGGAAGAGCAAATATTAAAAGATAGCTATGCCAAGCGTCAGTTTGAGGCCGAGCATGACCTAGATTTAACTAAAGATCAGCGTAAAGAGGCTGTTGATCTATTAGCTCAACAATTAAAGCAAGAACTTGGGTTAATGCAATTAGCTCAGGAACAGCGTTTATTTCAGGCACGTTTATCATTGCTTTCTGAAACCCAAGCCATGCAGGAACGTTACAGACTCGAACGGGAGGAAATTCTTAAGAATACCAAGCTTTCTATAGAAGAGCGGCAAAAGCTAATCGCATTATCTAAAGCCAATCAGGATAAAGAGACACGCGATAAAGTGAATAATGCTGCTCAAAACTGGGGTGGTATCCAGGCGGATATGAATGGTACCGGAGAATTTTTCAGACAGGATCAGGAACGATTTAGCCGTTTAAATGCTGCAAATGATTTAGCAGATAGTCAATTTGCTGCTACCGACCTGAATGAGCAAAACTCTTTAGATGGTTTGAATGCTCAATTCGAAGCTGGACTAATTAAGCAGCAGGATTATGAAAACCAGAAAACAGCTATCATTCAAGCAGCTCAAGATCAACGTAATCAGATTGCTGCTGAATATGCAAAGAATGCTCAGGATATTGAAGATAAGTATCAACAAGATCGCTTGAACACTCAAATTGCATTTGGTGGCCAAATGATGGGTTCACTCACATCGATGTTTGGTTCAATGTTTGGTGAGCAGTCTAAAGCATACAAGATCATGTTTGCTGCAGATAAAGCTTATGCGATTGCAGCAGCCGGTATTGCGATTCAGCAAAATATTGCAGCAGCTTCAAAAGCTGGTTTTCCCCTTAACATTCCATTAATAGCTGGGGCGGTTGCTCAAGGTGCAAGCATTATTGCAAACATTCGGGCAATCAAAGATCAAGGCTTTGCTGACGGTGGTTACACTGGATCTGGTGGAAAATATGAACCTGCAGGTATTGTCCATAAAGGAGAGGTAGTCTGGTCCCAAGAAGATATTCGCCGTTGGGGTGGTGTTGGGTTAGTTGAAAATATGCGTAAGAGTGCAAACCCTGAAGCTTTTCTCAATAACAATGCCTCAGCTGATAGTGTCATGCGCCGTGCAATGATGAGCTCTAATGCCTTTTTAGAAAGCCAAAAGCAATCTGATATCTTTAATCAACCGGTTCAAGATACTCAGATTATCTATAAGGGTAATAGAGACACACCTAAGTTAGCTTCTTCGGCAAATTCTGACTTATTCCATGATGGCAAGGTCTACTTCTCATCCAATGGTTTAGTTCAGGATCGTTCAAATCTGGATGATGTTCAGGATTTTACTTTAGGACGTACTTCACGCCCTCAAGCTGAGATTATGCCTTCAATTGAACCTTCTACACCGACAATCAATTTCAAAATTGAAGTGATTAATCAGGTGAGTGGAGCGACAGTTGAAGCTGAACAACTGGATGAGCAAACAGTCCGGATCATTGTTACAGATGAACTGGATAAGCAGCTTCCAAGAAAGGTACCGAAACTTGTAAGTGATCAAATCGCAAATCCAAACTCAACCATTAGTCGGGCTTTGACTGAGAATACGACAGCGAGAAGAAATCGTACTTAATAATTTGAACCCTTTTCGGAGGGTTCATTTTCATAATATTTAAATTTCAAGGTGATAGAGTCTGTTGGCATTAAAATTGATGGTTAAGACATGAAAAAAATAATTGTAATTTTTACAACACTTTTAGGCCTTACGGGATGTGCCATTCCTGCGGTAAATAATCTCGTAAGATCCACAAATATGTATCAAGATGAAATAGCAGGTGATACAGCGAATTTAAGGGTTTATAGAAGTAATATACCCATGGTGCAGTTCTATATTACTTATCAAAATAATGAGGGTGAAAAAATTTCAAAAAACCTAATAACTAAGCAGATTTCAAATAATTTAACAAAGTATGGCTCTATGCATGAGCCCAAAAAATTAAATATGCCTAAACCCACAATCAGTTTAAATAATGGTGAAGAGTTTTTTGAGTTTAAAGTACCCGCAAATAAGAAGTTAACTTTCAGGCTTACTTCTGTTATTGGGTCAACTACTATGTATAGTTGTGATGTAAAAATGGACTATCAGTTGGAAAGAAATGGAAATTATGAATTGATCCGTTTTAAACAGATCAAAGATTTTGTGAATCCAGTTTTACTGACTGAACCATCTCAAGATGGAACTTACTGCAAGTTTGTAGTGAAAGAGATTTTTGAAGATGGTAAAGAAACTATTATTAAATCGATTTCTTAATGTTAAATCGTTTTTGTAATTAATTTAAATATCTAAACCTTATTTCATCAAACCACCCTTCGAGGTGGTTTTTTATTACCTGAAGGAAAGTTATGTACAAGTTAAAGCTAAATCCTCAGACCAGCGGCTATGGCGTAACACCAGGTGATGATGTGAAACGTCAGCAGATGGATGGCGGACGTGGTCGCTATTATATCGATGTAAAACGTAATAGCCACATTGTTGATGTGAACTGGAATTTAAGTAAAACCGATTTCAATAAAATCATGGCTTTCTGGCGGATCTATCAGAATAAGCCAGCTTCATTTTATGCGGATCTGGTGATTGATCAGGGGGAACGTCAGCAATATCTATGCAATTTCATTCCAAACTCGTTCAAGACCAATGAAGTGAACGGCAACTTATATCGTGTGAACGCGCAGCTCGAAGTTGTTCAAAACCAGCCTAACCTTATCGCTGATCAGGCACTTATCAAAGATTGGGAGGTCTAATGGATAACGAATATGCCAAATTCTTTTTCAATCGAAAAGTCGATGTTTATCAACTGGAATGTATTGAACTATCTCACCCTTCTTTTATGAATACTTACCGGGTAGTTCGTAATGATGATCGTGGGGTGTATGTTCAGCACAAAGAAGGCGAGGGGCAGGGATTTTATGAATACCTTCCTATAACAATTCAAAGATCCGGAATGCTCGGTGATCTGGACCAGACTTTGACCGTTTCAATTTCTGGGCTTGGTGATATTTTACCGGATGAGTTTGAACGGGTAATTGAGGGGCAATATTCTAATGTTAAGCCGACCGTAAATTACCGCCTTTATAGTTCAGATAACTTGAATACACCAATGTTTTATCTACTAGGTCTACAACTCTCCAGTGTTGCCATGAATCATAAAGCTGTGACATTCAAGGCTGAATCACCAAGATTAAATACTGCGAAGACTGGAGATATCTTTTCGCTTGATCGTTTTAGTGGTTTGAAGGGGGCTATATGAAGAGTCACGATCATTTGCTCGATAAGCAATATGACGAGGAACACTACAACTGTGTTCACTTCGCGCATGAAGTTGCAATGGATCTATATGATATTGATCGAGGAGAGGCGCTTGAGTTTTTTATGAAGCCCGTCAAAGAGAAGGTATTTCTGCCATCAAGATTGAAGTTACTAAATCCATTGCCCATGCCTAAGGAAGGCTGCATAGTCGCCTTTCACTCTCGATACCGAAACAAGCCCCCACATGTGGGGCTTTTTCGTTTGGGGCGTATTTTGCATTTGCAGGAATCAGGCGTTTCATGGATGCCAATTCAAGTCGTTCAAGCATTTGGATTTAATCGTGTGAGTTTCTATGATTAAGATTATTTATAAACAAGACCCTTTATCCGAAGACAAAACAATTGAACACGCCGAAACTTTGGGTCAATGGCTTACTTCAAAATATGACCATATGCCTGAGCATGTCCGTATTTTTCATACCACAAGCAATATGGATCATGCGGAAATTTCATTTGCGAATGAAGTCACGCCGAAGAATGCATATGAATTAAAGCAGCTCGATTTCTTACCAGGCACTTTCATTGTAATTGAGAATCCCAAGGGTATGGACCCCATAACTCTAGCTTGGATAGTGGTTGCTTCTATAGTTATGGGTGTGGCTGTTGCATTATTAATGCCAGTACCATCAATTACCCAAACCAACCAGAATAACAATCAATCCTCGTCTGCAAATAACGAATTATCAAACCGTGAAAATAAAACTCGCGTAAATGGTCGTATCGCAGATATTTATGGTGCCGCTCACGATACCCCTGATCTGATTGCTGTACCTTACAAGGTTTATGAAAACAACGTTGAGGTTGAACATCTTGTCGGTTGTATAGGTCGTGGTCACTATAAAATTAATGGTGCTTATGACGGTGAAACCAATATCGTTGATATTGCTGGGGCATCGGTAGAGGTCTTTCGACCAGGTGTAGATATTGTTTCGGGTGAGCCATATTTTTCACTTGGTACCGAAATTACAACTCCACCACTAACGGTTCAGCATCAAAACTCGGTGAATGGCCAGATCTTGCGTCCGGCAGATACTCAAAGCTTGGAAGGTACCAACTATCTTCTTTTTGCCTATCCAAATGAGATCCTGCGTGCATCTGCAAACAATACTGATTTAACAACTAAGTTTGTTAGTAATGACCGGGTAGAAATCACAAATGCTTCGTTTACTTACAACGGCCAGACTTATGATTTAAACGGTACATATAGTGTTCTATCGGTAGCTGATGACCGTATGGCATTGTCTAACCCGGCTGCGGTAAACCCCAACTGGCTAAAGCTAAAGGAATTATCAAATCAGCAAACTGGTGCTTTATCTCCAAAGCTTTCATCTATTGGCGAGAAGTGGATTGGTCCATTCATTCTCGACAATATTGAACGTAGCCGAGTGCTATGTAACTTTGTTGCTAGTAATGGACTTTACACAGTTTCTTCAGGTGGAAATCAGGGAGCTGTAAACGTCACGATTGAAGTTGAAGTAACGCCGGTTAATGAATCTGGTGCAGCCATTGGCAATCCAATGCTGAAGCAGATTATTCTAAAGGGTTCGGCAAAGTCACGTCAGACAGTTGGTGCAACGCTGGACATGGTGACATTTCAAGGTCGCTGTAGTGTCCGTGCACGCCGTTTAACACCAACACCGGCAGTTACAACAGTAGTTGATGAAGTAAAGTGGCAGGCGCTTTATGGTGCTTATCCCTTGCAAAGCACAGTGTATGAACATGAAACGGTTTTTCGTGCACGTACTTATGCAACGACCGGAGCTTTATCTGTTAAGTCCCGTAAGATCAATTTCGATCTTCAGCGAATGTTGCCGACTTATAAAAATGGGGCAATGACGACAGAGCTATTTCCAACATCGAGCTTTGCTGATGCACTGGTTTCAATGGCACTGGATGACAAGATTGGTCGCCGTACGATTGATGAGATTGATCTGGAAAACATCTATCGGACTTATAACGATGTAGTTGATTATTTTGGTACACCACTAGCGGCTGAGTTCTGCACCACAATTGATGATACAAACCTGTCTTTTGAAGAGCTGGTCACCAATCTTTGTGATGCAGTGTTTTGTACCGCTTATCGACAAAACAACAAGCTCAAGCTTTATTTTGAACGGCCAACTGATAACTCGGTAATGCTGTTTAACTTCAGGAATATCATTCCAGATAGTTACAAGCATGATCTGACCTTTGGTGTGATGGATGACTACGATGGACTGATCTATGAATACACGGATCCGACCGACGATAGTCGTATCAATATCTATTTGCCAGACAAAGGAGCAAAGAACCCAAAAGAAGTGAAGTCAGTTGGTGTGCGGAATAAGTGGCAAGCTCATTTTAATGCGTACCGGCTCTGGAACAAGCTTCGCTTCCAGCGTAAATCCATAACCTTTGATGCGGCACCTGAATCAGAATTACTGGTTTTACGTGACCGGATTGCTGTAGCTGATTATCGCAATGGTATTCATCAAAGCGGTGAGGTGGTACAGCAAGAGGGTTTAATCCTCACCTTAAGCCATGATGTAGATTTTATTGCAGGCAAGAGCTATGTGATCTATCTGCAAATGGGGAATGGTACCGTGGATCTAATTCCTATTACATCGGGTTCAGCCAAAAATAAAGTGGTTTTAGGGCGTTTACCGAACGGGGCCTTAAAGCTTAGTCCTGATGATTTTGTGAATACTATCTATACGGTGGTTAATGACGATACCAAAGGCTCATTGCCTTATCTGGTTGCAAAAAGAGAACCTGCTGACCAGTTCTCAAATACCATTACTGCAATTAATTACGATGAACGTTATTACCTCAATGACAAGGACTTTATTGATGTGCCGGTAGATGATTCACCGATTTATATTCGATATGACCAGCTTGATATTAATCTGGCACGTTTATATCAAATGCAAAGAGGTGATTTACCAACGACTGGCGAAATCAGTTTTGTAGTTGAAGCAGGGGCGCTGGTTTCAAGCTCAAGTTCATATCGACCGGAAACAAGGATGGTTTATAAGTTTGACTATAATAATAGTCCTGCAAAACGAGAGTATATTGTTCCTGCTGCAACTGAATTACCAGCGATAGATACAGGGGAGTTCCCACCTGATCTGGTGGTGAATCTAACGATTAAAGGCTCAGTTGTTGGACGTGGTGGAGATGGCGGGTTGCCACATCTAGCTTACGGAGATTGGGAAAAAGATTCAGACTTCAATTTTACCAAAACCCGGCGTGATGGGGTTCAGGGAGCACCCGGTTTATTGAACCGGCACAGCAAACTAAACCTGATTATCGATGGAGGGACGTTAGCTCGAGGCGGTTCAGGTGGTGGAGCAACACCAAGTGGTATTTACACTGGATCATCTTATGGGGTTCAGGGAATTCCCGGTGGTGCTGGAGCACCATTTGGTCGGGTCATGACTGGACAGCCGATTTCAAATGACTCACAAGATTATCGCCTCTATCTGGAGAGTTATTTATTGGTTATGAAAATCACTGATGCTGAAGCTTCGGTACCCGGTAAAGGTTACCGAACCCAAAATGACCGTTATGGGTCTCCATTATCAGGTGATGGTGGAAACTGGGGCGAACGTGGCACCAAGTCCACCAATGATGGAACGTGGAACTGGCAGTACCATGGCACAACTGAAGGCCAGCCGGGGCCGGGGGGACCTGCAATTGTTGGGGTGGCACCACTTACAACTCAATTGATCAATGGAGGGAAAATCTTACAAACCCTTTAAACTTTAAAAGAACTTTGAGCACCCGATTAGGGTGCTTTTTTATTGCCTATGATCTGGAGGATGGCATGCATGAACGGTCAAACAAATAGCGTGGTCGAAGCAGCTGCAAGTACGGCTGCCGCGACTGCAACAAAATTTACTTATGGCTATGTAGTAGGGGGCAGCTTGATTGGTGTAGTTGGCAAAATTGATTGGGCTGTTGTCTTTTCAATCTTAATCGGTTTAGCGACCTATTTTACTAATCTCTATTTTAAGCGCCGTGATGAAAAGCGTAAGAACGAGATTCATGAGCTTCAAACCAAGCAATATGAGCTAACTAAGAAACGCTTAGAAGGGGAAACAGATGACAAGCGAACAGACTAGAGCATACCTTTCATTTGCTCTTGTGGGATTAATGTTTGTATTGGTGATTGCTTTATTTTTTGTGGAAATGCCACGGGAAAATAGCACTCTTTTAAATACAGCATTGGGTTTTATTGCGGGGGCGATGTCTATGGCCTGTGGCTATTACTTCGGAAGTTCAGAGTTAGAAAAGAAAAAGAAAACCGAAGAAACCAAGCAATTGTAATTTACTAAATCTTTATACCGCCTTCGGGCGGTTTTTTTATATCTGAAGGAAACCGAAATGAACATTGAAAAATATCTTGATGAATTAATTAAGCGTGAGGGCGGGTACGTAAATAACCCAGCAGATCGGGGCGGTGCAACCAAATACGGTATTACTGAAGCTGTAGCACGTGAAAACGGCTATAAGGGCAATATGAAAGATTTGCCTCTTGATGTGGCCAAAGCAATTTATCGGAAACAGTACTGGATAGAGCCACGTTTTGATCAGGTTAATACTCTTAGCTCTGCAGTAGCTGAAGAACTTCTAGATACTGGAGTGAACTGCGGTATCAACTTTGCTAAACCACTTTTACAGCGTGCTTTGAACTTGCTTAACAATCAAGGTAAAGCTGGGTATACAGATTTAAAGGTTGATGGTGTTTATGGTTCTAACACTTTAGGTGCTCTAAAAACCTATCTGGCTAAACGCGGGAAAGAAGGCGAGAGGGTTCTGGTGCGAGTTCTCAATATTATGCAAGGACAACGCTACATTGAAATCTGTGAACGCAATAAAAGCCAAGAGCAGTTTTTCTATGGCTGGATCGCTAACAGGGTTTCAATATGAAGTACCTAGTTTTGCTGTGCATTCTGCTATCAGGATGTACAGCTCATACGATCAATAATAATGTGAGCGTAGGTATTTGTGTGAAAGCCCTTTAGAAAGTATCCAAAGTTTTGATATATTTAAAGCCAATACTTAGAGAAAACAAAATATGAAAATATTTGCATTAATTTTTTCAATTCTTTGGATCATTTCTGTTAGTGTAATTTTGTATTTTAAGGTAACCCTTTGGGGGCTTGATGCTAATAATCTGAGCCTGATTCTGTCAGCTATTTATGCTTTTATAACTTCTATTATGTACTTTTATCCCACTGGAAATGCGACAATTAAACAAAACGCAAAAGCTGACAATAAAAGTTCAATAGTGCAGGTCGGAAGAGATTATAAGAGTAAGTGAGACTATGGAGCTGTTTAAAATGGGTGATAGAATAAATCAAGCAGCTGAAGCTATAGATGGAAGTACTATTAACCAAGCTGGAAATGATATCCATATTAATTATGGCCCTAAAATGAATGAAATCCTTCAAGCTATTGACTATCAAGTAAGTCGGCAGTTTGAAGGATTACTTCACAAGCATGCACCGGTGTTAATTCGAAATGAATTTATAAAAATTGAAAATTCAATTAATGAGTTCAAGGAAAAAATTAGTTCTAAGCTACTAGAAAAATTTGAAAAACTAAAAATTACATTAGATGAAGAGAGTGCAGGTGAAAAGCTAACTCAAGATATTGTCGATTCGAATTTTCAATATTTATTTCAAGATAGTTTAGAGCAAATAATACGGAAAAAGGATCAAGCCCCACAAGATGTGCTGGTAGAGTTACTTATCAATAAAATTGCTTCTCCAGAAGATTCTAACTATTTAATAGAAGAAGCTATTGAAGTATTAAAATTCTTAAATAAGAATCATGTTAATTTTATATTATTAATTGATATGTTCTTATTTCATACTGGTAATAAATTTAATGGTGTAATAGATGATGATAATAAATTTTTTATTCAAAAAAATATCTTATTTGAAATTAAATGGACATTAAACTATTTTCTTGCATTAAATCCATCAGCTATTGATTTTGAGTATTTAACTTATAAAGGTTTAATCTTAGAAAGAAAGAAATATATTAATTTCAATAATATTCCAGAATCAATTAATAGATTTTGTTATTCTGAAAAATTCAAGTTAGAGGGAAGTGTCGAGAAAGAAGAATTGATAGATATTTTTTTGCCAGAATTAAAAGTGGTTTTAAATATGTATGGGTTAAAATATCCTTATGATTTCGTCGTATTAAGTAGAATATCAAAAGTTATAGCTGATAAGAGTAAATTTAGTTTGTTAATGTCAATTCAAAGATTCAAAGAAGCTAATGAAAATCTGAAAGAAGATTGGAATAAAGCTATTTTATTAGAACTTAAAAAGAGAGGAAAAGTCTAAGTGAGATATTAGTTTTTGATTACTAGCAGTTCTTCCCATCGAAATGGATTCCTACTCAATTTATCCCTACTCATCGACCAGTTTCGGCCAGGTACAAAACATGGTCCGACACCAATCTTTTTCTTACCGAATTTGGTATGCACGTTATCAAGCGCTCTCATCAATTGTTCTTTCTTTTCTATCATTTCAAAATCTGTAAGTAGGTCATAAGTATGGCCAGACTTCGGCTCTAAACATGTCAGCACTACTCCGCACTTCTTATATTTAATTCCTTCTTTGTATATATCGTTTAACATCCTCGTAGCTGCTTTGACGAAATCAATAGCGCAATCTGTGGGCTCAGAAAACGAACCTGTGATTGATTTGTTATAGAACGGCACATTTGGATCAAATGGGTTTGACTGAACAAAAGCAATCATACATCCGCATAGTAACCCTTCATCGCGCAAGCGTTTACATGCATCTTGAGCATACATAGAGATAGCTTCTTTAAGATCCGTTAGTTCAGTTACGCGACCACCGAAAGACCGGCTTGCAACTATTTGCTTTTTAGATGGGGGAGTATGTTCAATCTCAATGCATGAGATTCCTTGGAGTTCGTAAATGGTTCTGGCCATGACGATAGAAAATTTTTTTTGCATCTCTCGAGGTTCAGCACAAGCTAGATCAAGTACCGTATTAATTCCCATTGATTGAAGCTTTTTTGAATGCTTACGACCAACGCCCCAGACTTCACTCACATCTATTTGAGCAAAGTAATATTCTTTGTTGCACGGATCCATTGATACCAGATCACAAACACTGTTAAAGCCGGGATTCTTTTTAGCAATATGATTTGCAATTTTTGCTTCTGTTTTACTTCTGCCAATACCTACACAGACAGGTAAACCCAGCCATTTCCATATTTGCTGGCGCATTTGTTGCCCGACTTTTTCTAAGTCAAAATTCTTTTCATAAGCTGAGAAATCAACAAAGCACTCATCAATCGAGTACGGTTCAACTTCTTCATCTGTAACATACGAAGCAAGGATCGTATGAAAGCGCCGTGACATTTCAGCATACATTGCATAGTTGCTTGAAAGAACGATTACGTTATGTTGCTGAACAATGTCTTTAATTTGAAAAAGCGGCACACCCATTTTTATATTTAAGGATTTTGCCTCGTTGCTACGCGCCACAGCGCACCCATCATTATTGCTGAGCACAATCACAGGCTTATTGTTCAAACTTGGGTCAAAGACTCGCTCACATGAAACGTACATGTTATTTACATCGATGAGAAAAAATACTTTGTTCTCATGTTTCATGACTTAATGCCGTGTCATTTTAATGATATGAGTCACAACACCCCAAATTATTAATTCTTGGCCATCCGCTAAATAAATATTTTTATAATCCGGATTCTCTGCTTTAAGCCATTGACCTTTTTCATCGATCATTAAACGTTTAACTGTGAATTCATTGTCAATTAGTGCAATAACGATATCGCCATGCTTTGCATCAAGACTACGATCCACAATCAATTCATCATCAATATCTATACCCGCATTGAGCATTGATAGTGATGCAACTTTGACAATAAACGTTGAAGTTTCGTTCTTAATTAAGTGCTCATTCATATCGAGCACTTTGTCTATGTAATCTTGTGCGGGGCTGGGGAAGCCTGCTGAAATCTTTTCGAGTGCGTAGGGGATAAGCATATGAGTTGATGGTACAACTTGCTTAAAAGATAAAGCCTCAGATAAAACAATACTTTGTGTGAGATACGGTTTTATCTTGATAATGGACGGTGCAATTTCGCTCATAGAATATCCTCTAGTTTGATTTTGTAACATATTCAAGATGATATTCTAGAGATGAGCTTAAATTCAAATTTAAAAAGCTGTGGATAAACAAATAGAAGTCAAAAATTGACGTAGCCAAAAGTGTATTTGGTCGGAAATTCTACGCACTTAATTGGCTGATTTTCTTGGTTTAGGAAAATATTCGGCAGTAAATTCACCTAGGGGCATCTCAAAGAAAAACTGATCAGCATCCTCCTTTTTACAGTTCAACCAATCTTCTCGATACTCTTCAGGAATGACGATGATAGATCTCTTTTCATCTTCAGGCTTATGGAACTGTGACATAAAAGGGTGGTGGTCTGCATTGATAGTCAGCATAGATATTGATCTAACTTGCTGCCCATCAATTACAGTCGAATCGTAAATAGCAGCTACTGTAAAAGGTAAGCCATCCTCTCGAAAAATTCCCCATCTTTCCGCTTTACCATTCACATATCTCGGTTCATAAATCTTTTCTACAGGGATTAGTGCAAACTGACTTTTAGCCCACGCATGTCGAAAGCTAGGCTTTTTATCTACCGTCTCAGTGCGGGCATTGTATGTGTACTTTGAAAACTTTAAATCATGGTTCCAAGGCGGGATCATGCCGAATTTAACTTGCCGCCATTCAATGTGGCCATCTTTAGAAAAAATAAGAGGGCAGTCGTAACCCGGATAAATATCCGCTTTATAGTCGAACGTCGGCTCGAATAGATCAAGTAGGTGTACTCGGTCTTTACTGATTGGTTCATAGTTAGCACACATTTAACAAACCTTTTGAAAAAGGATCAAATACTAGCTTAAGAGCATTTCATAAGTTTTGTCGAGAGTTTTAGAAAGTTCACCATTAAATTCATTATATATTTTTTCAAATATTATTAGTTGTTTTCTGAAATCGTGAGTTTTGTTATCTTTAAAATCGGACAACATATATCCTAAAACCTCTTCAAATTCTGTACGTTGTCTATTCAGATAATCTAAATTTAAATCTCCACCATGCAATTTGTAGTAACGACTTTCAAATATAAACGCATGAAATTGGGGAGCAAATATTAATGCAATTTCATTAATATTGGAGAATGTTTTTTCATAGTTAAAAACTATTTTATTAAAATCATTAGCAAGTTCACCTGCAGCAATATGGTCATCAATAAACTTACAAATATCAGTGATCTCTCCATTGATAATGTTTAAAGTTTTCATTAGATTATGTGTCGTCTCTCTAAAACGGTCAATATCTCCTTTTGTTAAACTATATTTAAAGCTATCAACCCATGAAAATAAGCTATAAGCAACAAAAGCAGACCCGATGAGAGTCGCTAAAATTGAAGCATAGTCTTTAAATTCAATGTGATTAAAGCAATATATCTTTGAACAAACCTTTACGTAATATTTTTTGTAAAAATAAAAGTCATAAAGAAATAATAGAAACAAATATGTTCCAAAAACTAGTAATATAATTGATGTGAGTTTTAAAAAAATATTATTTCTCATTATACGTTTCAATAAGTTAAATAGGTGATATAAATATATGGAAAATTAATGGTATTAATTTTCCAACTTTCGTATATAGGCTTCAGATACATATCCCTCAACATCTAGATTGTTAATATTCACTTGAACTTTTACCCAACCATTGTTTGATTCTTCATATACTTTTAACAAAGAATTTGGGGGTATCGTAATAATAATATCACTAGTAGTATTGGGTTGGGATCGTAAATTCACATGTGAAACACTTACGCCCTTACACTCAACACTATTAATGAAAAAATTTACAGCCTCTTTAGAATCGTTAAATTGATCTAAATTTTGAATATAGAAGCAAAAAATAAAGAATAAAATATATAAAAAATCCTTTTTGAAACCAATAATATTGTCATTATTGTTATTAATTGAAGTATTATCTTGGAACTTTACTTCTTTCTCTATCATTTGACCAAAAATATTAAGGTCACCCTCATTAGGAATTGTTTCTCCATTTAAATAATTTATATCTTTTAATATGAATTCTTTAATAAACTCATCAATAAAATCCTTATTTTCAAATAAACTAAAAAAATAAGTATTATCTTTTTGAAGAATCTTTAGATCGTTGAAAATCTTATAATCGTTTGTTAGTGGCTTTTTAATTATTGTATTGTTAATTAAGTTTCTCCATTTTTTTAAGTCATTACTTATACTTGAATCCTTAAGTTTAAATGTATTTATAAATAGTTCCTTGTTGTTTTTGAAACTCTCTATAATTAACTTGTTGTTAGTTTCATTAATATCTGTATTTTCTTTAGATGGTTCATTTTCTAGCTTGAAGCTTTTTTTAATTTTTTTATTTTGGTTCATAAACTAAATTCCTTGAGTTTTAATTTTAAAATTATCTAAAACTTGAGTGTGATGATCAATCAATTCTTGAGCTTGATTTCTTGATTCATTTTTTTCGAAGTATAAGCGACTTTTAATCAATACTTTTACTGGCTCTGAAATAATTACGTCTTCAATCATATTCATAGCTTTCTTTAAATCTTCAAAGGAAACTTGGATATAGCCATCGGTCACATCGTGATCATCATCTTCTGTTATGTGGTTGATTAAACGTTTAATCGTATAGCTTCCTATGGCTAAGCTATTCGCAATAGTGCCAAAGGTGCGGCGTAAATCATGGAACGTAAATTCGATACCAGAATTCTCAGTTACTTTTTCACGTGCAGCTCGGCGGTCTGAAATATGAGAAACACCATTTCTATCGGTAAAGACATATTTATTATCACCGGCACGTTTTTTACGTTCACGCATAATGTGCCAAAGTGTATCACCCATAGGTAATAATAGATCTTCATGGTTTTTAGTGTTAACGATTTTGATGGTACCGAACTGAAGGTCTACATTTTTCCACTCAACAGCTTCAGCCTCACTACGTCTAAAACCAGTTAGAGCAAGTAAAAATAAAAAGTCTTGGTTTGTGTACGCTCTGAAATCATTATTTTGTTCACCCATCCAGTATGTGGTAGCAACTGCAAGTGCCCATGCTTCGCGCTGATCTGCACGAACGTGGCCTTTTCTACGTTTAATTTTATTGAAAGCCTTTTCTTCTTTAACAATAACAACTGGATTTTTAATATTTAGAATTTTATTTCCAGACTCATCCTTATATCTGCTAATCGTATGGTTAAAGAGGGCATGTAAAAATTTGGAAGCTAGATTAGCTCGGGAAGGGCTTGCTTCCGAAAGCTTTAGATGACGATCAATAATCATTGCACTAGTGATTTGATCAAGTTTTATATCTTTCCAATCGTTGAAGTAGTTCTCTATACATCCGTCATACGCAATTAAAGAAGTTTCAGCCAGCTTTTTACGCAATTTATAGTATTGGTAAGCTTCAGAAAGGGTAGGGACTAGCTTTTGTAAAGCATCATTTTGAATTGCTGAAGCTCGTATATCACGCTTTTGCTTAACAGGATCTACACCTTCATCCATCATAATTAACAAACGTTTAGCTTCAGTTCTGGCTTGTTCTAAAGTATAGACACCATGTTTACCAATGACTTTACGTTTTGATTTGCCGTTTGGCATTTTCTTTTCAGCAAAATAACTTTTAGTTTTGCCCACACATAAGCCAAATCCTATAGTTACTGTATCTCTGTAAAAGATTTGTTTCTCTTCAGACAAAGGAATAGAGTCTATTACCGATTTAGTAAATTTAATGTGTTGAGCCAT